AGGCTTGGGCTTGGTTGTTTCCCTGACACAGCCAGTCTGTAGCAAGTCTGCCACAGCTTCCTCTTCGGAGGGATATTGTCGGTAGCCTCCTACAACCTGCCCGCCACAGAGCTTGTTAAACACCGCAGAAGGCAGGTTGCCGGCATCAGGTAGAGTCGTGCCGTAGACAGCTGCATCGAACCAGATGTACTTCTGAGGCTCATGCCTCGGATAGTTAGTGGTATAAAGCTCAATGGCGGACACTGTAGTGACCTCTGTCGACCAGCTTGGTGAGATTGGGGATTGTTTGTCGCAGCTGCCAAAGCAGGTCTGCTAGCTTCTTCCGGACCTGAGCTGCCCCAGCCCTGCCTTTGGTGAAGGGCAGGAGAGGGAACAGAACCATAGTGGAAAACGGCGGATAGAAGTGTTGATGCACAATGCTGCGTAGCCTGCTCTTGTGCCGTAGGATTGAACCTCTCATGCCGGCTCCTTCTGCAACAGTTTGTGGATTTCCTCTGCGATCAAACCAAGGTTTCTGGAGTCAGCGCCAGCCAAACCGATGTACCTGCTCATGGTGACATCCACACCAAAGACCTTGTAGATCGCTACGACCATGGGGGTTGGGCGACCATCGACAGCTGCAGACATGTCGGTCAACCGCGCATGGATCTTGGCGACAGCTTCCTCACGCTCGATAAGCGCCTTCAGCCCAACCCGCATGGCAGCTACTGTCTGCATATCGTAATGCGGGTCATCTTTGAAGGGGCGACCTGTGATGCTGAAGTAGATGGCTACAGCAGCTTCTCTGGTGTCGAAGTCACCGATAGCCTGTACGCCTTCTCCATCCCGATGGCCGTAAAGCGTCCAGATATCCGCGTCCTCTGGATCGCAGACTTCATAGCCTCCGCCAGGGAGCCCGACACAAGGCTCGATCTCAAAGTTATCAAACAGTTTGGGGGTGTTCATGATTTTCCTTTGTCGTAGTTGATACGTGAACTCCTAAGAGAGACTTTTTGAATCACGGATTACTCGATAACCGCCACCTGCGTAACCATCAGCTTTAGTTTTTCCAGTCCCGAGGGTGGAAATAAGCTTTTCCCAGCAATCCTCACAAACATACTTCAGATGGCGAGTCTCGCTACCTGGTGGATATAGCCACATATCACCACATAGCTTCTCCTGCTCACACCCGTAGCACTTGGCAATTTTCATGCTTGATACTCCTCAGCTTCGGCTGATGATCGTGTCAGCATCTACCGGTCCAGTCAAATGGCTTGTTCCTTGTAAGGCATCAATAGTAGCCAAAAGGAGCTCCACAGCCTTCAACCGGCCAACAGACGCTCGGCAATGGCCCGGGGTTACGCCCTCTTCAAACAACAGACCAGGGACAGTGATTCGATAACCAGTAGCTGTGGGCAAGACATCTACCGTCAACTTGCTGAGCCTGGGTGACTCTTCAACTGCCTCTGAAAGACTCATCGTGTCGTGCTCCTTGTGTGGTTAACAAACCCCAATCAGTGTACTGGTTGCTTTAATTGTCGTGAGATCGTTCTTTCTCCACGAATCGGTAAAGTATGGCCTCGATCTCTCGCAGCTTGGTGGAAGACGGTTCATCCCTGCCTATCTGAGTCCACCAGGAGCCATTACCCAGCCTGGCAATCCAGTAACCGCCATAGACTCGCCCGTCGAGGCCTTTCAGCGCGTCATCTCTGATCGCACTGCCTATGTCGGTTACATCCCGGCCAGACTCAACCCACGTGAAGAACCTGAGGAAATACTCAGCATTGCGGAGCATAACCTGCAGATCACTGGTAGTGAGCAGAGTCTCGTCTCCTCGTGTGATGAAGTACTGCAGCCCGTCGCTTTCTCGTTTACTTAGTTCAGGATGGCCGAACCACAGCTTGACAGGCGTCTTCAGGCCTTCGCTCTCCATGGTGGGACACACATCATTGTGCCAGGAGCTGTCTTCGTAGCAAGGGACAGCAGGCAGGCGTTCGGGCCAATCCGGGAACTCCGATTTGACCGTTCTTTTTACCGTCGCTTCTGGTTGTTCAGGTGGGCGTTGATCTTCCCAGATAACATCGAATTTGATGGCTCCATGCTTCTTGAACACATCAGTCATCCAGTCCGACGTCACCATCCTACCGATAGCGTGATCCGGTGTCGGACCGCAGAAGACCTTGAAGGGCACTACCTTCAGATCGTGTGAAGGATAAGCCAACCATTTGGAGTCTTCTGTAGGTTGATCGTTCAACTCTAAATAGATAACCAGTCGCATGACTAACTCCCCTGGAAAAGAAAACAGCACACCTGGAGAGGTATGCTGTCGTTAAATCCACACTTCCACCGATGGAGCAATGCTGTGTGGCGCATCCCATAATGTAACCGGGCAAAAGCTCCCTAGACTCGGCAGCACATCTACTACTTGGCCATAGAGCTCACCGGAGTGTGCGGTAAACTCAAGACTGCCTGTTTAAGAGCCCTGGCAGTCGTACCGAGGGTCAGAGTTGGCCGCTCAGAACTATCTGTCCATAGTTCCGGTCATAAATCGCCATAACGACCTATGACAGTAGTCAGCATTTGGTCTTGTTAAATCAGCTGAGAGTGGAGCTGTGATTGCCGAATCGTGAGCCCAACACCCATAAAAGGCAAGTTATGAACAAATACCACTCCGTCCTTCACAAGAGAAGAACCAAACGAAGTCAGTAAGGGACATCCGACCGTGACGCGCAAGCCGCACCTGCCATTTGCGTCCGGCTCGACTTCAAAGAAGAAATCCAGCTTAGCCTTAGCACACTTGGTGGCATCACCCAAAATCGCAAAAACCCGCTGGCATTCTTCCTTGCTGGAGAATATCAGTGTTTCGATGCTCCCTGTGACTTGTTGTCGTTGTTGCACAGGTTCGCCACGCCCAGTCAGCAGCACTTGAGTGAACCGCGCTACATATATGTCAGCAGAGTCATGTATCACCAACAGCCCCTGGTCCATCGACCGGCAAAAACCTGTCGAAGGCTCAGCCTTGGGAGCAATCGCAGCCTTGGCCGGAGAAAACCAGCCAAAGAAACCAGTAATCGCGCCGGTGAGGGCAGTGATCGCAGCAGTGAGGAAGTTACGACGGATCATGGGAATCTCCTGGTATTCCGGTGGTTGGCTTAGATGGCTGCCACCAGGCCCAAACCATTGTAGCAAGATACAACATCAGACCGACAGTGAGAAATGCACCCTTCATGAAGCAAAAAGTGCAGCCTCGGTAGGAGTGCGGGTTAACCCTGCTGTAGTACATGAGAAGAACTCCTTACTTAGGACTTCAACGCAGCCATCTTGGCTTTTGCTTCTTCCAGATACCTACTGCGGTTTGACAGCGATCTCAGTAAGGCGCGCTCTCGTTCCCGCAGATTCTGGCCATCCGAGGCATTCTCATAGTTTGTCCAACCTTTGGCAATCATACCCCGGGTCACCTGTAACATACTTTCGATGCCATTGACGAGGTTTTGGCAATAATCCAGGTGCTCTTGCGGAGTGTGTAATCTAGGCTTGGCTTCGACAACAGTTGTTCCTGAATGCTTTGTAGTGGTCATTGCTGAGACTCCTTACGCAAAAAGTGACATTAATAATAGACACGTTTTTGCGTAAACGCTAGTAAGGCTTAATCCACAGGACAAACATTAAGATGATGGCCAGTACAACCAGCCATACCCACCATGGTTCTTGCTCGCGGGCCATAAAAACTCCTTACACAGCAGAAACCTCAACCTTAGCTGTATCGCTTGCCAGGTCATGCTCGATAGCAACTTGCAGGTTGAACTCAGGCGAGGGGTGCATCATCAGTCGCCCATCATCCAATACCACGTGGGTCGTCTCAAAAAACCTAGCGGTAGTTTGGGTTGCATTGAGACTAGCAGGGCTGATCTCCCAGCCTTCACAGTACATCGCCGGATGCTTCCACGTCTTGCTATGGAACATCGTCATTTTGCGGACTCGCACTTGGCTCGGCCAGTGAGCATACCTGTCGTCGGCACCCAAGCCAAATACCCCGGCGAGGAAGGTCAGCGAGCAATTAGGGTCTGTTACCGTAAGCACGTAGTAAGTGCCGCCCTCAGCCCCGTGCGAGGGAAAAGCTTCGATCTTGATCTTGTTCCGCATGAAAGGGAAGTCTTCGATAAACTTGTGCCACCATTGCATCTGCTCTGCCACCATTGAATTGCTCCTAGTTGTAGAATGTCGGGCTGTAAGTCGAGCCAAAGACCCGTGCACCCTGGGGATTAACAAACGACTTCGGCGGCAAAATTGCCCCAGTAGCATCCACCCTGCGACCAGTCTGGTCTAGTTGCTTGTCATTCCACCAGTCGGAAAGTCGCCAATCTTCCTCGGGGTACTGCTGTTTCAGCCCCTTCTCCAGCGAGTCGTAGAGATCGGGCCGGGCTTCCACCAGGTGCTGCATCTGCACACCGAGGGCACCAAGCTGCTCCGGAGAGAGCTTATTCGCGCCCGTAGCATGACCGGTGAGTACTTTCTGCCAGTCAGCCAGGTGCTTGGCATCCACGTTCTTACCTTGATTCAGCACCATATCAGCAGGATCGACCTGACCGCCGGCCAAGAGCCCCTTAGGCGACCAAACCTGACCTGATTGGTCGTAAGGCCCTAGATGGCCTGGGTTTATGCCTCTTTTCGAGAGTGTTCGCCAGGCATCCATGGATAAAGGCTTGAATCCCTCAACCCCACCGGCGGCAGCCACAGCCTTCTGTGCCTGCTCATCCAGGTAGCCCGGGAGCTTCGTAGGCATGTATTGGCCCAGGTTGTCAGTTCCAGCCTCTGCGTTGAGGTGGAGCTTCCCATAGGCCTGCCTGGAGAGCGCGCCCGCCAGGTTGCGAGCTACAGCCTGCCGCTCCTCGGGTGAAAATGAGGAAAAGCGCTCCCCGAACCCCTCACCACCGATATCCTGCAGAAGCTGTGCTTTCTGTTCAGGCGGTAAGTTTCGTATTGCATCCACACCTCCCAGCATAGCCTTGGGATCGTATGGGGCAGGTGCAAGGGGATTAGCCAGGTTGGCGTGTTGCAAGGCGCCGCCCAGCGCCGCGGCCCGCGGATTCGAGGCGATCGCGGGTAGGTGGCTGTCTTCAGTTGCTCCTAAAGGCCTAAATTTGTGGTAACCACCAGAAGTGAGGCTTGTTTGGAGCTGTTGACGGAACTCCGGCCCGGCAACCTGCAGTGCTTGAATGGCCCGAGGATCGCCCTGGGCTGCAGCATTCGCCAGTCCGTCCAGGTCTTGGAACCCAAACGCTCCGAGGGCATGTAGGCCTTTCATGGCTGGTGTAGCCACCCCTGTGGTCGGGTCTTCCCGCAGAGACTCCAATCGATTTAGGCTTGCCCAGTCTGGTGCACCAGCAGCCTGTCTGGCCGAGTCCAACGCAGCCTGGTAGTTCTTGGCCTTCTCGAACAATGCCGGATCGTTATTGGAGTACGCCTGGCGGTAAATGTCAGAAAGCCTCGGAAAACCAGTGGTATTCAGCCCGGGAACTTCTGAGTGATGGAAAGAACTCACCAGGTTAGTGAGGTTCTGCTTGTCACTGGGTAGGAGATTGGGGTTCTGGGCGTAAGTCCTTACTCCTGCGGGATTATCGACAAATCCTCGCATCGCGTCAGAGACAGGCTTGGTTCCGGGCATAGCTCCTGGGGAGGTTGTGGGGGCAGGTGGCCCAACGATCTCTCGGGGAACAGCTGTTCCAGGAGGCGTTGTTGGCAGGGGAGGCGTAGCTTGTCCCACTGTTCCTTGCCCACTCGCTGGGACGCTGTTGTTAGCGACAGGGGGCAACGGATTGACGCCCAGGCTGTTCCCGGGAGGTCCGGCCGGTTGATTACCAGAGGCTGCGGCCTGTTGGGGCGCGGGCCGAACCCCGCCTGGAAGCCCTGGGGGTTGGTTGACGGCATTGCCATTCCCGACAGCATTTCCTCCTCCCACCAATCCAGTAGGTCCTGTGCCTTGAGCCCCGTCCGCAGGTTGTTGAGTCGCTGCTCCTCCGGTGTTGGCGGGCTCTTGCCCATTTCCCATCGCCCGATAGAGGCCATACGCTCCCGCTCCGAGACCGGCCAGCGTCCCGAGAGTTCCAATTCCAGATCCCGAACCAGAGGATCGACGAACTGGATTTCCGAGGAGGTCAGTCTTTCCGTCTTCTTCTTCGTCATCATCTCCCCCTAATAGCATTGAACCTAGAGCCCCTGCACCAGCACCGAGGGCGCCGGCAGTCAAAGCCTCTGGTTTCAGCATGTTTTCAAGCTTAAACCCATCTGGACCATTCGCATGCGCTGCAGCTGCACCCAGTCCCGTCATAAGCGGCATAGCCCATCTACGTGTACCCTTAGGAGCTAATAGCCCAGCTCCGAGCATACCAGCAGCACCGCCGGCTACTCCTCGGGTTGACGGATCGAGCTGACCGAAGGCTCCTAATCCTGCCTGCAGAGGGTTCTGTCCTGCAGCAGTAGAGAGACCATAATGCGCCTTCGCCCTCCCGAATTGTCCACCGATGTTGCCAGCAAACTGTGTAATTGCAGGCTTAATTGAAGAAATGGCACTGTTTACGTGGCCTTTTGCACTATCCCACAGATTCGGGGATGAGGACGTTGGTGCAGTAGGTGGAGTCGTTGATGCCAGTGGCCGGGCTGCTACCACGTTGGCAGGTCCTTGAGCCGACTTCGTAACAGGCTGAGCCATTGTTGAGACACCTTAACTCTAAGGCCAGAACGAACTTACTGCTGGGGCGTAAAAGTTCGTTAATGCATCTTTATCGGGGATGAGAGATTGCCGGCAGTCACGGGAGGCCCACCGGTGACAGGTGGAGCGGGCTTGAATTGCTGCATGGCCTGCCCCGCCATCGAGCCGAAACCAGGAGCGAGCTGAGGCGGTCTCTTCGCCAGGGGAACTGGAGGTTGACCAGGCTGACCTGGGATCGGTTCTGGAGGCTTGGAGAGGTTCGCAGGGTTCATCAGGCTTGAACCGGCTGTTACCATGGAGTTCGTGGCTCCGAAGCCCTCGTTGCGTCCCACAGAGGCGGATTGCTTGAGTGTGGCAATAACAGCCTGAGCTGTGGTATTACCTTCCTTGGCAAGCTGATGAAGTGATTCGATCGCCTTCTTGTGCTCGGGCAGGGAATCGAAGTTGTCGGTGTGATGGTACCATTCGGAGGCAGTACCTGGGGCAACCTTGCCTTCGCGCTCCAGAACCTTGAACTTGCGGAATTGGGCTTTGCTGGCAAGAGGCATGGAAGTCGTGTCCCTGGAGAATCTCAGTTGATGGATGGTACAACCGAAGGGTTGTTGGGGTCTAGTTCAAAACCCTCAGAATGCGGGCGATAGCCTAACTGGCGAAGATGGCCATAGATCTCGTCATCCGAAGGGGCTTTACCTGTTTCCGTGCGAAGAATGGCAGGGATAATCTTGCCGGTAGCGGTATCTTCCAGATAAGCGAACGTACGCCGGGTAATGCGAAGCCTGGGAGGGAGAGCTCCTGAAAGTATTTGAATCTGCATGGAATCTCCTTAGAGGTTGATGGACCCTCCAACCTTAATGTACGGAGGCCGAGGGAGCTAAAAAAGAAACACCAGGGGGAGCCCGAAGGCTCCCCCTGATGCTTTGAATCCTTAGGTAACTGGGGAATTAGGCGTTACCTGCGGAATTGTCTTCCTCAGAGAGGAAGTCAAGCGAGCCGATTGTAGTCGGCTGCTGTACTTTAGGAGCCTTAAGCTCCTTGGAGTAGTTGGATGGGTGCACCACCACGACAGGTGCATACGCTGAGTAAACCCGATCTTCGCGATACTGGCTCTTGAACCAGGTGCCCATACGAGGGATGGCCACGCGAATCGTACCCTTCGTCTGAGCAAACTCCTGGAAGAGCTGCACATCAGGAAGGACGACATGGCGAGACTGGCCCACAGCACAGGCAGCGTCCATGATGGCAGCGGCCTCGGCTGAAGTATAGCTGACCTGGAGCAAGCCCAGGTAGTTAGCGATCAGCTCGTTCAGCTTGGCGATATCACCTTTGCGGAGATTGGCAAAATCAATCCGAGGATCAATCGCCAGCCGGTTGGCCACGTTCGAGAAACAGGTCTCCATGGGGTCGGCATCCATGTTGGGAGTATTGCTACCCCAACGCTGATTGGACTCACCCGTCAGCCAGAAACGGACTGAGTGGGGAGTGCCGTCAAGAATGGCCTCGAAAGAACCATTCTTAGTGTCCTCCAGGAAGATCGTTTCATGGAACTCGATCGGCCGGCGAGCACGCTGAGCCAAGGCCCAACGGATCAGTTCCGCCTCCTTGTCAAAGCCACGAGCCTTGGTCTGGAGGCCGAAGGAACAGGGGGAATTGCCAGTCCGCAGCCGGGAATGGAAGCAGAAGTCGGCGTCGCCGCCAATCAGCTGGCTCATTCCGTAGTGCAGGGTTACGCCTTCTTCGGAACTGCCGTGATCGACGAAGATGGAGCCATCCACTTCTTCCACGCGCACAATCTGCACAGCATCTGCGGGAATGACCTTGGCAGGCAATTCCTCGTAGGAGCTGACAGGCTTGGCGTTTTCCAGTTCATAAGGCAGCCCGCTGAGCTGGACCCATTCAGCAGCCAGATACTTGGCACGGCGTGAAGGTGGGCACTGTTCGCGGAAGGCCTGGAAACTGGCCTGGATTTGTTCGTGAGTTACTGGGCGAGTGATGTCAACCAGATCACGAGTGGAAGAAGCGGAGGTGTTGATAGTAGCGTTCATCGTGGGTTTCCTAGATTAAGTGTCTGTTGGAAGACTGATGCTCACGTTGGCCGCGGGGAGTACCGCGTCCCGGAACTTCCCCGGGATATTAAGCAGCTGCGCGCAAGCCGATATGCGAAGGCCCTGGGGATTCCCCAGGGCCTTGGTCTTTTCTTTAGCTAGCAGAAACTACTTAGCAGGTGTCTGCATCAGCTTGGCATTCCGTTCAATCAATTCGGCGATCTTGACCGTGTAATGACCAGTGCCGTCATTGACTGTTTCAGAACCGCCCAGCAACATCATTTCAGAGATCGCTCGATAGTTACCGGCAATCCGGGAGGCTTTGTTCTGACAATCAGTCAGATCCTCGTAGCCGATCTCAGTAGCCATTTCTTCGAACGTCTCTGCTGTAGCCAGGTACTGATTGGCGACAGCAGTCATCCGCCAGCTGCGGAACCAGACGCTGGCGACCTTGTCCTGGTGGGACTTGGCAGTGGCCTGCATGTGAGCCAGCCAGGCGGCAGAGCGTTCAGCCTTGGCAGCGGACTTGGCGTCGCTGGCAGCCAGGATGATCGGCAGTGGTTCACGGGGAGCGGCCATAGCTGCCTGACAGTACAGAGACTGACCGCCGATGGTGGTGAGCACGAGCGAAAGCAATGCGAACATGTGCGACTCCTTGAAAAAGGACTGAGACATAGAAACGAAAAAAGACCGAACATCGGTCTTTTGTGAGGGACTGCGCTGGTTTACCAGCTTTGCAGAACCTTCTGGTGCTGCTTGAGTTGTTCCACGTGCCGATTGAGTTCGACACTACGGGCAAGCATTTTGACGGACAGAACCTGCAGGTGGAAGGCAAGCATCCACTTGGTCGTGTCGCTAATGGTTTTCCTAATGCGGTCTTTCGACCAACATGCCAGGCGTTTATTGGACGCCATATTACCAACTCCAGTCACTCTTGCGAGTGTCGTATTTCTCCAGGGCCTTCTCCACTTGTTGGCGAAGTTCCTGGGCTTGCTTGCGTTGGCCTTCGGGGTCGTTCTTGTAGATACACAAGCCGACCACGACGAGCACAACCACAATCACAAAGGTGTTGTTCAGGATGGCTGAGAACACCGAGGCAAAGAATTTGAAGCCGATCAGAAGAGCGGCGACAGCGAAAAGGACTGCGTACATGGGAATCTCCGGTTAGAGTTCGAGGAACTAAGGAAGCATACCACGAAGTACCTGCCAATGTCTTCGTGGAGCCAACCGATCAAATCAATGCTCGGTCTGTGCCAGTAGATGAATAACCCAATACCAACAAGAACGAAAAGCAGCACTGGACTACTCCTGTTTGGGTTCGCCTTCTCTGCCGATGACAAAGGCTGCGATGTTACTGAAGGGGATGTTGATTGTGTTGCCCTGCTCATCTGCTTTCAACACAAGGCAATTACGAACTGGTTTGCCGGTAAAGGCGTTATGGTAATCGGTCAATTGCTCGGCCAAATTATCCAGATACTCGGCGTCTTCGGGCTTATCAAGATTAAACCCGATCGCCCTAGCACCGTCAGTCAGCCAGGGTATGGTTGAGCGCACCAACTCAATCAACGGGTGTTTGAGATGGATAAAAACAACCGTAACTTTCAGAGCCATGATCTTCTCCTGAGTGAGGGTAAAAGGGTCGCCGGGAATCGAACCCAGCACGAGGTCAACCTTGACGACCCCATAACGCTCTGCGTTAGCTGACACCCCCCGTGTTACGAGCACGGAGGCGTCACGCAGAGCGACCTGCCTAAACCATGGAGTTAGGTTCGACAGACATCCTGTAGTTTGGGTTTATGATGCCCGCCACCCACAGGTTAGCACTTTGTCCCAACCCGTCGGTCAGGACTTGAGGCCCAAGCAGGACCTTGGCTTTGGATTAGGTGTGCCGGATTCGGCTTCGCAACCCGGGAGCGGGCTCGTTCAGGGCTTGCATGACATTCTGCTCAGCTTCACTCCGGTGCAGTCGCAGCAGCATACCTGCGACCTCTTCGGCAAACTCGCTGCCGGCGGGAGGGAATGTGGACTGATACTCCTTCTTCATCCGGACATTGACAAGATGGTCCACGAGAGCACTGCGAGCGTTAGCAGACATTCGATTTCCCCTTCGAATACTGTGAACGAAACAAGCCCAGGCCGAAGTAGCCTGGGCTGATGTTGGGATAATTATCCCTTCTCAAGATATTGTGACGCACATCAGGGCCTGAATTAAGCAGTCTTTCAGGGCATGATAAGCTTCGGCTTTTCCTCCAGTGGCGGCAGCGCCGGCACCTTCCGCATACCCAGTCCGTAACCGAAATCCTCTCGGCAATACCAAAGCAGATGCTGAGTAGGGTACGCACAGCCGAACAGGCCGATCAGGCGAGGATCTCCCTCCTGGAGCTGACCAACCTGCTTCACATCGAGCGGCAGATACTGCAGGGATGCTCGCCACTGCAGCTTACCGTTGCTGGTTACAGCAACACCGCTCATCCACCACAACAAGTCTCTCATCCGATCACGTGGAATGGCGAAAATAGATCTCTCCGTCATGATCTCTTCTGCACGCCTTGCCACTCCGTAGAACAGTTTCCGGGTTAAGGGGACGATGCTGACGCATTTGCGGGATTCCCCATCCCGAATATGAAACTCCAAGAGAGGATCGACGGTCATTCCTCCCCAGGTCAGCCAGGGGGCATGAGTAAACAGGAAATAATCCTGCGTCATGGAGGCCAGATCGGCTGGTGACCGTGGCCTCTGCGAAGGGAAAGCAGGCCTGACAATGAAATCGCCTGGCACCTGTGTGGGGTCAGTGATGCCAGGCTGATTGAGTGTGAGGAAACCTTTATAAGTCTGGTCCGGCCCCACCTCTCGCTGAGGCTTGACCTGATCCTCAGTGCGGGGTTGAACCACACCAAATGCAGGATTGACTTGAGAGATTTCCATGCTGCTTTCCCAAAGTTACACAGGCGGAGGTGGAGGAGTTAGGTCAACTTCTACCTTAGGAGACTTCTCCACCTTCTGCATGTTTTCAATGCGACGACCATACTCAGCCAGAAGCGCTGCCTCCGCTGGGCCGTCGTCTTCCTTGCCTGCAAACTTTAGGGAGTTTGCAGGAAACAGCTGCATAGCCCGGTTCTTGGCTGCATCTTTTTTCACTTTGCCTCTGGCTCGTCGGGCTCGGCCTTTCTCGGTCTTACTGGCATCCTTGCTCAGTTTGGGTGATTTGATCTTAAGAGGGACCATCACAGCCTTCCAGGCTGTGGGATGTGCCAACATGATCGGGAGATCAAGAGCTGTGAGTAGTCCTTCCCAATGTCCAAAACCCCTACCAAAAGCAAAAGCACTGATAGCACCATCTGTAGGATTGGCACCAACCTGTTCGAGGTAGACCACAAGACGCTGATTGTGGGCAGATACCAGAGTGATAATTGACTGCAGCTCTCTCTTGAGCTCAAACAGATTAAGCCGTGATCGTTTTCTCTGTTTTGCTTTGCCGGTCTTCTTGTCTACCGTGTCTTTAATCTCATTCAACAAGGGCACTTTCTCCAATCGGATAATAGCCCCCGCTGGATTCAACAAAGCAAATGCTCCGCTGGTGCCAGGATCAATTCCAAGAACCCAGGTTGTCATCGTCCCTCCTGACTAAGATCAAACAACTTAAGCATGCTGTAGACAGTCCAACAGTCAGTCAGAGCTGTGTGTTTACTCTCAAACACGAAGTCTGGAATAAACCGGTGCAGGGCAAAGTTGTTGTAACAGAACTCGTGGAGAGACCACTTGACGCGAGCACGGATGCTGCGAACCGTGGCCAACCACTCTGTCAAAGAGGTGTTAAAGTTGACTTCCGTGCGAGGGTCTGTCAGTTGAGCTGCTTTGACAATCAAGCCAGTGTCGATGATGTTGCCAATGATAGGCGACTGCATGCCCAACCTGCTGTAGGTGTGGTGCAGGAAATTGGCATCAAAGAAAAGGGCGTTATGCCCACACACAGTAGGCATGAAAGTCGGTGAGTTCTTGGCGTAGAACGCATTGACCAACTCAGCAAAGCCAGCCAGCACTTCTGCAGGGTGTTTGCCCAGGGCTTCTAGCTCCACGGTGTTGAAGCGACGAAGCGTAGGATCACGTTCCAACATGGCAGCGTTGGTCTGATCCAGCTGTTTGCTGAACTGGTGAGGGTCAGCTAATTTCGACCCTGTCCAGTCCAGGTAGGAGTGGAATGCCTGGACAACATCGTACTGACCATTGCAGCCAGAAACGAACAAAGCAGCTAGCTCGATCGGCCAGTTGTCTTCTGCTTTGAGCCCGGTGGTTTCGATGTCGATAATGACAATAGCCGTCGGCTGCTCTTTGGGGAAAAACCGATTCTTGAGCATAGAGCAGCGACGGATGATATCCTCAACGGGTAGCCCCGGCGTAGGGGCTACAAAGGTTTTTGCGCCGGCAGATTTGCGCATCGTTCAATTTCCTTCTGAAGATTCTCCTTGCTCATCAGGTTGGTTTTACTGAAGAACCGCTGAAGCATTGCGGCCTGATCAACCAAACCTTCTTTGGAGAATTGGGGAGAGACCAGCTCAGGTAAAGCAGAGCCCCGCAAGACCTGCCAATAGGTGGCTAACAGGCCCTGGCTGATCAACGCGAACACAACAAGCTGTACTCTCTGGGGAAGGGTGGAAATGCCAGAATCTTGCACAGCTTGGATAGGGCCACCCGAATAGGTGGCCTCGGAAGCGATAAGTATGAAACGAGCAAGCGACTCGGCGGCTCTCTCGAAGTCTTGGGTGGACAGGCTGTAACTGGAAATAACTTCGTTGAAGGCGTTGTTGCCAGCTGCATATTCGGTTGTCAGAAATCCACAGGCATGCCGGAATATCTTAGGCACCAATGCAGCGATATCCCTTTCAGGGTTATACCAGTGCCCACTACCACCTGGTCGCAGGTCCATTCGACTTACTCCTTCGGTCCTTGATGATCTCACGGTTGTGTTTAATCATAGACGGCGTGCACCGTAACTCAAAGTACCTGGGAGGATATTCGTTACCTGGCTGGAGCATGGCGTACCAGACCAGACCGATGATATCTGCAGCATCCAACAGCCTCGGATGCTTGGGTGGCATGCGATCGCCGTGACGTTCGTTAGGTCGTTTACCGAAACCCAACTTAGGCGACAGAAAGACCAACACACGCTTGGCAAACTGTTTCTCAACAACGCAGCCAGCAGCTGTGCCAGTCAAAACCAGTGTTTTAACCTTGTAGATCTGCACAGCCAGAGGCAACGTTGAATCGACGACTTCAGTGGACAGGACCTGTTGAATAGTCCACTCGTGGTTCAAGGACCCTACCCAAGGGCTGACTAGGCCGCCATCCCGAACAATAGACTTGCGCTGCACAATCTGATAGGCAAGTTGTCTCGCCAGGTCTGGACAGGGGAGTTTGGTGTCGTGCACCGTCAACGGCTTGAGGATAGTGTAAATCGCAAGAGCTTGCTTGGGGCACTGCGGGGCGGAGAGATGAACAACGAACTGGCAGGTCTGATTAACGACAACCTGTAGCTCTGCTTCCGTAAACCAGCCATCAGGCCGCGTCTTCCTCTCCGCTAACCACAGCGAGAGTAATCGCTCCGCTGAAATCTGATTTTCCCTCACTAACTGCAGAGACAGTATCGGGAGCGGAAGCTTCACTGGCTTCTGCGACCGATAGTGGGTCTTCATAAACAAAGCCTCCGACCGGGCCAACTGGTGGCTGTAGATCAAGTACGATTGGGGCAGGAGCTTCTTCTGCTGCTTCCGCCAAGAATGATGCAACCTCCTCGGTAGTGAACGCCACTGGGCCACCGTGACCAAACCTCTCGGCAAGTTTGGCCAGCAGTGACTCTGCCGCTTTTGCTCGTCGCCCCAACTTAGTCGCCACCATCTGTTTGCTGACGATGGGCGACAACTGCTGAGGTGGCTTGATGTCGCTGACGTAAGCGGCATGAACATCCAGAGACTCGTGCGTGACAATCACCTGTCGTAATGTCGCGGTAGCCTCTGGGTTATCAAACACCAACACGATAGTGTGTGGGGATGGTTCTGACATGCGTCTCTAGGCCTACGAGGGGAGCTTGATAGCAGAGATATAGTCGTTCATTTGAACAACTTTCTCTGCGAACGGGACAGCCAGGGAAGCAACGCTGCTGATAAGGCTTCGCTGCTTCTCTGTCAGCTTAGCCTCCCCAAGAGCTTGCACTTTATCCCGCAAGTTAGTGCCGGGAGAACTTTGCTGGTTAACAAAATCCGACCACTGCTGGAAGAACTGCAGAAGGGATTTGGCGGAACTGGTTAAATCCGCACCAGGACCTTTAGTGGCTTTGGTCGCTGAAGAGGAAGGTTGCACTTCGACCTGCAGCTTGCGGCAGGTCCAGTCATTCGTGGCACACTCCTTGGCCAATGCCATTCTTTCCGAGGTGTTTTTAACCCGAAGCAGAAAGCGAACATGTGTAGCAGACCAGACATAGACCTTGTCTTCCTTCGTTCGCATGGAACGAAGTTCATCTAGACCAGCCTCGTCGAAAGACTCGGCTAATCGAACAGAAAATTGGATCTTTTGTCGGTAGGTGTTAAGTCGACTGGCCACTTCTTTAGTGATGTTAGGGCCATACAGCGCTTCACCGCGCACATTGATGATGTCAGTGCCAACTTCGTGCAACACATCTAGCTCGGAGACATCAGCCTGAGACAGCTTCTGCTCGATCTCCTTGCAGAGTGCATCGATCGCTACTTCCTGCTTATTCTCTGGCTCTTCCTTCTCTTCTGGCTCTGTGGATTCAGGCTCTGTTTCAGGTAGAGTCTCTTCCACAACTTCCGGTGTCCTGGATTTCGCCATGAGAAGCCTCCATATGGCGTTAGCGGATAATCCCTATCTCCAACATCGTATGAATCTTAAACAACGCTGAAGCAAGGTCATCCACAACATACCTCGCAAATCGACCTAATTTCGGTTCACCGTATAAGTGAGGAAACTTGCCGATAGCTCGCTCCAAAGTCCAACCACGACTGATATCCACACGAAGGGCAACAGCGTTAAGGTTGTTCTCGTTGGTAGAAGCGAACTGCACTTCCAGGGTGCGCTCGAGGTAACTTATATCTGTAACGCCTTCTGGTTGAGCAAGCAATAGTTTTAACAGAGAACTGGGTTTTACTTGAAGTGCCCGGAACCCGGCTAAACCTTTAACCTGCCCGTCACAGACCACCGCGGAGATCTTCCCACGGTGTAGGCTTCGAGGATTTATTGCTTGGATACAGGCATCCAAGCAAGTAATGAAGTTATCCAGCGGCAACCTAGCGAAGAGCCTTGGAAGAGGAGGCATAACAAGGCCAGCTAACGCGAGCAACGTGGCGTCAGGCCAATGCAGCTTGCCTGCCATAGAGCGAGGATTACGAAGAGCCAGTTGCGACACCGAATCGAACTTAATCAACTCGTAACCGGCTTCTTCCTGAATCACTCCTTCAAGTAGCTGCTGGTTAAGAAGTGGCGGAGGGGAGAAATGACGTAGCATGATTCATCTTCCTGATTGGCCACAACGTAACCTGTGAACGAAGTTGTGAGGGGAAAACTTCGTTTACCCACGACACACGGTCCAGAGAGAAAAGGCAGGTTGGTGACCAGCCACACTCCTGAGTCGTCTGCCTCGTACATCGCCACCGTTTCACCGATAGCCGAGGTACGCACAGCCTCAAACGTCAAAGATGACAACCGCTTTAAGTGAAACTTGATGTTACACACTACAAAGCGATGACGAAGACTGGGTACTAACTCCGGCAGGCAAGCCTCGTGTAAGTCAGGCTTGCCGAACCGTTGCTGGCACCAGCGATAAGCGGCTTTCTTGGGCACATTGAAGTGCTGCAAGATAAGCTCCAGCACAGAATTAGCATAGAGCTTGGCGATTTGCTCAGACGCTTCTCCCCGTAAGAACTCGTCGCCAAGCTCCATGTTATCAAGAGGGCTATCAGTCATTACCGACTTCCTCTGGCCCCACCTTCTCAACTTCCAGCGCTTGAGGTGCATACTGCACGAAGCTTTGGAACTGTGGGTGACAATGAATCTTCAAGACTTTGCGGATGGCCTGCTTGATGGGCTCGTTGGTAGCAAGCAGAGCACCCAGCTCGGAAGCAGGTAGAGCCTTAGCCTCGGGGACACCAAGCTGCGCACAGTAGTACTTGTTGTTGGTGCCACCTTGAATGTTGCACACAGCGACAAGCTCTTTGCCTACTTCCCCACGGGCGGGGAACATCTCTCTGTCGGCTAACAGCCAGACAGTGGCCTCATCCCAATCCCACCAGGTGTTTTGTCTCCCAGTGACAGGGTCCATCTCCCAGTACATGGCTGCATCGAACTTGGCGAAGTGCCGTGTGCCAGAAAGAGTGTTCTTGAGGAGAGAGAAGTTAATCAACTGGCCCTTGCGCGTGACCGAGTCCAGCTTTCTCACATATCGCATCAGGATCGTGATGGCAGACATGTAGAGGATCTTTCGCCCACCAGACACTACAATCTTGGGCGGCATTCCCTGCATGCTGGAGTTCTCAAGATAGATGTGAGACGTTCCAACAAAGCTGAGAGGCTGGCCTGCAAGCATCTCCGAAGAGTAAGTCTTGATCCAGTCACCGATCAGTTTGGCTTCGGTAGCGAAGTCGGCTTTGGCGTGGCCTGTCCGCTTCATCTCCTCCACCTTTGACCTGCACAACACCCCGACCATAGAGTCCACCCCAGTGAGGAAGGGGACAGTGTGCTCAGGATGCTTGGCAAAATGGTTGATGACGTTCTTGGCGTTGAACCACAAGTAAGACTGCCAGGCCTCCAGCGTAGTCTTGGGCTGGTAGACCAAAGCTTTGGTGTCGTACTTCATGATGCTCTGACGCAGGACAGGAGAATCCTTATCGCCCTCCGTACAGCCAACAACACCTCGGCCAGCCATGCGTCTGTGCCAGTAGGTCATTTCTGCGATCATCGCCGTCTTGCCGACGTGATTTTCAGCAGCCAGGACTGTACTGCGACTCAATGGATAACCATTGATACCCAACAGGTATTCCCAACACAGGTTGGGGACGGGAATGACCAGGGTGTGGTTGCTGAAATCAGCGGCAATTGTGCGAGAGCCGTGTTCCATGATCGATTGACTGACAACGCCATCCATAGCTGCATCCAGTTCTGCCAGGCCGAACGTCGGTGCTGCTTTTGCTTTACGAGCCATGCTAACCTCCAAAGAAAGCCCGGCCACGTGTGACCGGGCTGAAACTAACTAGCCACCAACAGGATTAAGTGCCTGGCGGCTTGGGTTGCTGAGCCAGGTTCTGCAGGTGGGCCAGATTACTGAGGCCTGGAGGTTGAGGCAGGGCAGCCGGCTGCGCTGGAGCTACTGCTCCCGGGGCTGCTGGCAATCCTGTGGGCTGTCCTGGTTGATAGACAGGCACCGCAGGGGCAGTCGGCATTACCATAGCAGGAGCTGTGGGCATTACCGGAGCTGTCGGCATTGCTGGAGCCGTCGGCATCATCGGAGCCGTTGGCATTACAGGAGCCGGAGCTGGGGCAGCGACCCCGAAGTCAGAGGCAGCATGCTGTGCCGCTGCTGCTGCAGGGTCCACTGCCGGCGGTTGAGTCGTCGAAGGCGTGGTGACCGGATGTACCATCGGAGGTGTGGTAAACATCGCAGGTGCCGCTGCCGCCGGAGCTGCTGGCTGCATCGCGGTTGGCATAGTAGGAGGTAATGCCACAGGATGAGCTGCGGGTGCTGTGGGAGGCAAGGCCGTAGGCATTGTGGGAGGCATAGCAGTAGGCATAGCGAACTGCCCTGCGGGTGCCCCTTGGACTGGCCAGGGTGCAGCTGCAGGAGGAGTGGGCACCGCTGGGTTGCTGAATGACGGAGGTGTAGTCATCGGCGTGACTGTGGGCACTGTGTTGTTCGGCTGATGAACAGCAGCACTGAGATCCACAGCAGCGGCGGCAGCTCGCAGTTCAGGAGTGATGAACTGAGGACAGCCTTCCCAGGCATACATGAGCATTTCGGCTGGGAACAGATTCTGCAGCACGCGAGCCTGCTCTTCGGGTGTCGGCACGCGAATGAGCTTGTCGAGAGGAACCCAGCGATTCTTGATCGTGTTTTCCACCCAAGCGGCATCGGGAGTTTCTGGCCACGACAGCTTGGCTACCATGTTGCTGTTGTCCACAGGATAGCCAGGCAGAGTGCGAGTGAAGAAGCAGCCATAGCCCTTCTTCTGGAAACCCTGTGTCTGCTGTTGCTGACCACCTTGTGAGTACATGGCGGTAGGACTGACAGCAGCAGCTGCAGATGCCCCTTGTCGTGGGTCTTCTCCTTCCCGGAAGATGTGAAGGAAACGACCATGCGACAACGAAATCGGATCGCCATTGATGTAGGCGTGCTCAAAGTTGTAGGTATCCAGCGTGGTTGCCTGGTAGGCAGGATTTACCTCGTCGATGAGCGGCTTGAGCGACTGCAGCCAGGTGGGGCCAGAGAGCTCAAACACGATAGGACCATCATCAGGTCGCAGACCGATAGGCAGCCCACCAATCCCGTCTTTCTTGCTCGTGTGCTGATAAATCAGACACTCAAACAAAGCGACCGAGCTGATGTTGGGGATATCAGCACCCTTGCCAGCAGATCCTTCAATCATGCTGATCCAGTACGGAGGCATTTGAGTTGCGCCATTTGGCATCCGACGCCCTGGTGGCAGCATCAGATTGGCCTTCTTGGCGTGCGCGATAGCGTTGCGAATCTCGCGCACGAAGATGCAAACAGGGTTAGAGTTTTGATCCCAGATCGGGACAGCGTACGGGTCGTTGAGCAGGATTGTGGCCTTGCTCTTTTGCCCGATGGAGCGAAAAGCCGGGTAGGTACGAATCCAGTTCGAGAACTTGGTGTACCCTGGGCCACCGCGATATGGAACCTCCAGTCGTCCCTCCGGCCGGTCAGTGAAGAACGGCAGGATACGAACGATGGTGACCTTGCCGTCCCACGTGGGGGTGTAGTAAGTCGCGTTGTACGCAGGGTCGAGGATAAGATCGCCCTTGCTTGCGAATCCACCTTGATTGGCACCAACATCGGCTTCGTGTGTGAAAAACTGATCAAACCCAGCAGTAGCAGACATACAGACTCCTTCGGATAAAAAGGGTCCGGTCAATTGACCGGACCTCGAACTAAGCTGCTTTCTTAGGAGCTTTACCAAACCTGCGGTCTAGCCCTAAACGATCACAATCAGCATGGGACAAATCCTGGCCCCATTTCTCGTAGACATGAATGTCCAAGTCGAACTTGCACTCCATGTCGTTAATCAGGCGACCCTCGTCGTCCACCGGCTTAAAGGCCACAGCGTGGGACAAACAGATCGGCAATACCTTGTCGACGTACTCTGGCACATCCTTGGCTGCGACTTCGGAGATAGCCGCATCGTGAATAGTGTTAACCAGACGATAGTCCATGTGCTGAGCAATGCTGCGACGGTAGGCTCTGAGGTAGTAAAGGCCTTTAGACATGACCGAAGCAACACAACCCTGAATCCTGCAATTACAGGCTTCACGTTTAGCATCTTCCACTGACTTGTTGTCATCTTCCATGACTTGGAAACGACGAATACCGCCATTAGGCTCACGCAGCCAGCCTGGACGAATAGCTCGTATTTTGGAGCTTTCCAGAAACATAGTCAGTTCTGGATAACGCTGGAAAATACTCTCGCGAATAGCCGTAGCTTCCGCCAGGCTAAGCTCGATACCGCTTTCCTCTTTCACCGCCATGATGACAGCTTCGAGGCCTCGACCGTAGGGGATACCAAACACAATCGTTTTGACTGCGTCTCGATAAGGACCCTTGCCAGCTTTCTGCAGCTCGCTCTTCTTGGGAGGAAGATTCAACCGGAAGATCTCGACTGCAAAACTGCTGTGGATGTCGAAATAATCAGGATGATTCTCAGGTAGACCGCTACGGCGAACATGCTCCATCATCAACTTACTACCGCACAGCCAGGCCATAACAGCCAGCTCGGCACCGATGAAATCAGCCTCGACTAACAGCTTACCTGGTCGAGCCATGAACATGGAGCGGAGAGGTCGGAACTTCTCCTTGAGCAATCGCTTGTAGTCTTTGTCGCGTCGCTTGGCTGCAGCCATAAGGTTGGGGCGCGCAGCACTCGCTCTACCGGTTTCCTTGGTCTGGAAGAAGATAGGGCGAATGGCCATGTCAGCGCAGACAAAGTCCATGAACCCCTTCTGCTTGTAGTCGCTTTCTTCAGCCTCATCATCTTCCAGAGCCTCAGCAGCAGTCGGAGCTGCAGCTAGCCCTAGTAGAGACTGCTCAGAGGCGTCTCGCAAAGCCGTGTTGAGAGCTTGGCCGAGAAACGACAAATCCATGATCTTGCCCACTGTCTTGTTGGTGTGGGCATAGACGCCAAGAGTGTCCTTGGCCATGGATGGAGTGTACAAGTGTGTCTGGCCATCCATTACTACACGAGTCCAGGTCTTTGGAGGCTTGCCTGTGGTCTTGAGTGGAGTAAGACCCAGTGTGATAGCCTCTTCAGGTCGAATGCGTGGCGACTGGCCTTCTGCTACCTTCTTGCCATTCATAGCTTCGCCGAACAACAACTCCCGCTTTTGTTGCAAGCTGTTGGGGTTAAAGTTCGGCCACTTGATCTCAGTCTGGAGGTCCAAAAGCACTGCAGCTTTCGTCTCCAGGAAATCTTTACGCATTTCCCGGCAGCCTACGGTGTCGAATACGATACCGGTTTCTTCCATTTCCATGAAAGAAGGTGAGGCAAGCATCTTGATAAAGAAGTGAGTGCGACCATTGAGCCCGAACTGAGGATCGGCGTCCAATAGGCCAGGCTTTACACAGTCGTGCGGATTCGGGCCGTTCCATTCGCCATTGAACAGATTCGCCAGTCGCCAAGTCACGTCCGCATCATAAGCACCGTAGGGGTAGAGAATCGCACCTGGCTGCTTACCGTGTGGCACACCTTTGTCGAGTTGTTCCTGCACGCCTCGATCGTAACGGGGAACACCCAACATCAGCACAGCTAAGGATTCCAACTCGTAAGGGCCGGTTTCCTTAATGCTGTGCATGGCCAGCATCGTGTCAAAGCCGCCTGCCCAACGGGTGTCAGCAGGCCCTGCAATATCTCCAGACTGTAGAGGCAGCATAAGCTCCTCCAAGTCCACCCCGTAAGGTTTGAGCGGGTCTTTCAACCACAGAACGTCAGCCTTGGTGTTATGGCCAACTAACCTGGGAACGGTGTACTCGCCACTAGGATCAGCTTTGAACAACTCAGCAAACTCGAGCCAGGGATCGCCTTGGAACGAAGGCTTACCTGTTTCGTCTGTCAGAGCTACTACAGCAGCGTGTTTGTGTGCCCAGCTGAACTGAAAGCACCGCAAATACGCACCAGGCTCTTCTCTCCGTCTGCCAAACCATTCAGCATCGACAGACAGCATTTTTGGCTTACTTACTTTGACCGAAGCTACAAGAGCCCGAAGCTCTTCCTGTGTGTTGACCAGGAAGTGGTTAAGTCCTTCTTCCACCAGGTTAGGAGCCTGCCCTTGTGTCAGGTCTCTGAACTGTCTGAGAGAGACTTGCAACTGATTGATACGATCAGCCTTGCGGACGATAGCAGCTGGATTGATGCTGACGACAGCTTTAGCGGTCTTTTGTTGGATACCAACAGCGTCCAGATTGTAGCTGAGGTCAAAAGAAAGGCCGTAGGCACGATCAACAGTGATTTCCAGCAAAGCCTTGGAGGCCTCGCTGCCCAGGCACAAGATGAAGTCCGGTTGGACAATCGCCATTTCCATCTTTAACAAGGGGAGACACATCTCAATCCAAGCCGCCGGGATGGCACCTTGGAAGGTCTCTGGCGCTGCAAACTTAATCAGCTGAGTGACATACCATTGGCTGGTATCCACATTCATCAAAGACAACTGATCCCGTAGCAGGGCACCAGCTGCCCCGATAAAGCTTCTGCCCTTGTTGACCTCTTCCCGGCCTGGCATCTTGCTGACCACCATGACTTTAGCCGGCTGAGGGCCTGCGATCGATCCGCCCCACAAATGCCCAGGAACAAACCTGGCAGAAAACGGGCTGCCTTTGCAGGTCACAGGCATGGAGAACTGCGTGTGATACAAGGCAAAGCCATAAAGCTGTCGGCGGATGTCCGCAATACGAGGATCTTCAACAACCGGCTGAACCACTTCCCCTTTCTTCTTCTTGGGCTTAGGCCCCACTTCATCCGGCGGCAGCTCTATTTGTTGAGCAGCAGCGGCACTTCGAACAGCAGCCTCGAAGAAAGGATTCTTTTCCCCTGTATAAAACTCGGGGACAATCCACGGTTGGCTAGCCAACATGAGTGGCTGCATGATTCTCTCCTTCCAGATAATCGCTTAAACGCAAGCCCCGCTCTGCGCAAGCTCTATCAATTAATTGCCAGGAAGCCGTGTCACCATAAGTATCAGGATCAGCACTGGACGGCAGCTGAACACGTACAACTTTTGCGTGACAATTTCCTTGAAGCTTGGCGGTTACCTTGGCAGCTTCCATGACAGCCTTGCCATCCAGCATCACCGCAATCAAGCAATCTTCTCCCCACGTGTCGTTGATCAGTTGTGCCTGAGTTCCTGTGAGGGAGTTCCCCCACAAAGCCCCAGCTCGAAACCCAATTCGCCAATTACTCGTAGGGCCTTCCACCAGAACCAGCACCCTGCTTCGCTTGGCAATATCGTAGTTGTAGATGTACTTGCCGCGAGACATCCCAGGCATGGTGATAGACTTGGGAACGTCAGTCGTCCATTCCCGATCTCCCACAAAACGACACTGATAGCCAACCAGTTTGCCGTGGAAGAACATGGGGATGTAGATGCGATCAATACACCCTTTAGGGTGGCCAGCATCTACCGAAGCAACATAACCCACGCCATAGTTGTCGTTGAGGACACCCAGGTCGTATCGCCTGTTGGTCAGGTAGTAGCAGATGGATTGCTGCAAACTTAAGTTGCGAAGAGGAATAATCTTCCCTGGAGGTGTGGGAATGACTTCCTTTGTTTCCTTAGCCTCCGCCATGGTGATGGGCATGGAGACATCGCCAGGGTTGCACCCAGCGAACAGAAACTGAAACAGTTTGCTGCGATTGTCTGGTTTGTCCATGCAGCGAGTCTCATTCAGACACTTGACCATATCGTCAGCGTGTCTTAAGGAGTCGTTGTCCCACTGCATCCAGTAGTAACTGACGTAGAGGCGACCTTTCTTATCGCCGCAAAATGGGCATGACAGCTGGTAAGCTTCCGAGTTGTTACCGTTGAAGTCTCGGTGCATGCGACCTGTGATCGGGTCAGTAACCCACGTTGGGTTGTAGATAACTCCAGGTCTCTTGATCGCTACCCTGTCTCTGCCAAACTTCTGAATAAGTCGCTGGTAAAGAACCTCGTTGAGAGCCATTGGTTAAGCTCCCTTCTTGAAAGGCACAACCATGACCCCCTTCTCGTCTCGAGTGAAGTTCTGCCGGTGCAGGAACTGCCCGGTGGAGGTATCCAAATCGATGAGCTGATCCATACACACCATGCGGTTTAAGGCACCGTGGATGTAAAGCACAGAAGGAGGCGTGGGCTGAAAGCCACGATGTTTCGAACAATTGATCAAGCAACAGTTGTCGCTCTCACTGCGAGTACCGAGGCACAGAGCGTAATGGCAATTATCGCCAAAATCTCCTGCTTCAGACGCATAGGAGTGGTGAGGAACCCAGGTAGCTGCTCGACGATTTGCTTCCGTGTTCACCTGATTGGCTATCCACCCGTGAGCACGAGGGAGGTAGTTATTCAGACTGCGAATGCATTCGTTGGGCATACCGCCAATGAGGTGGCGAAGGTTATCCAGCTTGTTGCCGCAGTGGTTCCTGGCTGCCACCTTGGCGTAGTCGATGTAGTAACCAACAACCGGATGGCCGTCTTCCTGTTGCGCTAACAAGACATTCTGGATTTCCTGCACATACCCGGAGCCACGCTTGGGGTCTTGCGGGCTGGGTATCATCTCGATGACAAAGACATTCCTTGCTAGGACAGCATTGGCGTTGTAGTACCTCTCGATCTCGGACAACAACGGCTCCCCTTCGGGGCCTACCCTGTCAGGAAACAGGTTTACTTCGTAATCCGGGAGCGGTTCAGTAGGACCACACAAGCTGTAGCCTTCCTCGGTCTCGAACCTTTCGATTCGTCGTAGAGGTATGTGCGCCAGATAGGCAATGCAGCGTCGGACAATTTCAGCTCGGTCACCTTCGTAACAGAAGTAGTAGTAGTTACCCAGCTGTGAAGACGCAGCCCCGAACTGCTCAGTCATAGTGACGTGTCGCACCTGCTCTTGAATAGCAGAGGAACACATGATGGCCACCATGTTGAGGGTCTTACCAACACCTGTCGGGCCGATCAAGCTGTAGATCTTGCCTTTGCTGACGCCACCACCGATGCGGTAATCGATGTAGGGCAACCCTGTCGGCTGTAGCTGAATACCAACAGTAGGAGTCCGGATGTGTGTGGCCGGCAGAACAGCAGTAGAGCCGATGGCTTGGATACGGGAAGCATCGTGATACAGCTCGTGGAGTTGAGCCTGTGTCTGAGTCGTGCAGCCCTGGGCGAGAATACTGCCCAACTTGCGTAATACTCTTCTCTCGTTGAGAAACGCCTGCATAAGCGCAAACGCTTCACTACGATTGAGATTCGTGTTGTTGTAAGCAGAAGTCGCTAGGTGGAAGACGTTACCTGCAGTCATCAGATCGGAGTAGACCCCTGGGGCCGAGCCTTTAATCTCATTTTCCGCCATGGTCATGATGCGAAGGTAAACCGTGTTAGCTAACGCCTCCAACGGCAACCTGCCTGAATGGTCCTCGGCCAAAGCGTAGAGGGCACGCAGGACAACAGCATACTGAGCTTCACCAGGACGATCGAAATACTCTGGGAGAAGCCGTCCTTTTGCAGAAGCAAATAGATCGGGAATCCACATGACCGCCGCAACCATGTAGTCGAGCTGCTGCTTGACCAGTGATTGAATCGGTCGGGCTTGTGGCTGGTTGTTAAAGCTCATCGGGCTCCCTCCGTCACAGCTTGCTTCAGGTCAGCAGGGATGAAGTCTCCCCAGCCTTGATCGTAGATCTCACGATCTGGCTTGTATTGAGCAAAAGCCGCAAAGAACCATTTCTTCGCGGCTTCATCATTAGCCCCCCGCAGCACGCAATAACGAAACAAAGGGCAGAACTGGTTTGTCATCATCTGAACAGCAGCAGGCATGGATTCGGCTGGAGGTATGCCGTGCACAAGGGCCTGAGATCTTGAGATAACTTCCAATTGCTGGTGCTGCATTCGCAACTGGTCTTTGAACATTTCCAAGCTGGGCTTGAGTTGGTTGTAAGTAGACAACACGCCATCTTTGAAAATGTCTTCATGCCGGATAAGCATGTAGTTACTAGCTGCTTGTTTCTGCGTGAAAAAAGCCTGAGCCAATCTCGTAGGTTCGAGACTGCGACTCAAGCAATAGTGGTCAAGCTTAGTCCAAAAACTGGTTCTTTCCGGGCCAGTTTTCTTGTCAAGACTAGCGGTTTTGTCTTCTACATACCTTGGAGAAACTGGTTTGCTGCCCGCCTTAGTCTGAATGAACTTATGGTAGGCAGTTCGATAGATAGAACGAACTGACTCCTCTCCAGGAGTTAGTTCGTCGGAATGAACTGACATGGTGGGTCATCCTTCTGAACCCAGCCTACTTCGTCCCACCCCTGAGACCTGTAGACCGAGCGCTTGTTGCGAGCGATATCGTATAGCTTGGCGTCGTAACGGTCAATGGTGTCATAGAGCATCCCAACACCTTTGTCCCCATCGCCAAGTCGACTAGCTCGCCCTGGGGCCTGAATGTCCTTGATTTCCCCGCCATCAAACGGGTCTGTACGAAAAATGTTTTGAAGATAAGGAAAATTGGCGCCAGTGTCCCAGATGCTGGTGACCAGCATCCTTTTCACATCGCCACGACCAAAAGCCTTGCGTAGCTCTTGATTCTTGCGTTTTCGATCCTCCAAAACATCAGAGGAGATCTTGTTGTATGGTACCCAGGAAGCAGCCTCAGCTATGGAGTTCTTGCTGTGGCCAAATCCAATCTGGAACCCTTTAAGATAAGGGGCCAAATGACACAAATGCTCAACTCGAGAAGTGAGCACGAGTACCTGTTGATCCTCAGGGATAGCGTTAATTACATCAGCCAACATGCGGTGCCGACGTTCATTACGCCAGATAGCAATCCGACCCATGACTGTGCGATCAGACTCCCCCTCTGCTGGGTTGTGCGGCATATCCATAGTCAACCAGTTCACCTGAATGTTGACCACCAGCCCTAGTCGCACGCAGTCCTGATAGCTGAACTTGGCTCTAGTACGACCAAACAGCACTGGCACTCGACAGTCTGAGTTGTCAGCTCTGCCTTCCGGCGTAGCTGAAAACCAGTACCGTCGTGCTCGCCGGTATTTGCCATACTTAGCGGAAGCCTTTTCTGTGACCGCCGAATGCACTTCGTCGACCAGCAGAAAATGAGCTTCTCCGTCTGAGTTATGCAGAGAGTCGATCGTGTAGATCGTTACACGACCTTTCTTTCTCGAGCCGTCTCCGTAGAGGCCAAGGTCGGGAATGTAGGGCTCCAGATAGTCGAACAACTGCCGGCACACCACAGTTGAGTCCGCCACGATGTCAAACGTGCTGTTGGGGTAAAGCTCAGTCAGGCAGTAGATGAGGTAGCTCTTTCCGTAACCTGGTGACGCATGCAAGCCCCCGAAGTAGTTGCTAGTGAGTGTTTGCAACGTTTCTTCTTGGGATGGCCGGAATTGCACTTTAGCTTTGAGTCTCGTCCAATCCGGCCGGAGGTCATAAAAGTCGCGATACTCAATCTCCGGCTGGTAGCCATGCAAGCGAAGAATATCGCAAGCATCTTCCACAGCCCCACCAGGTAGGGCGAAGCCACTGCCATTGGCAGACGGGCAAATGAATGTCTTGGTGGTAAATTCATTCCCGCTGCTTTTGCCAAACCTCTCCCAGGCGTCTTTTCCCGTAATCCACTTGCGATGACGGTAAGTGAAGGCCTTTGTGAACGCATCCATGACATGAACGGGCAAAGCCGGGAGTAAGCACGCCCGGCTATTGCAGAGAATCTTCATCTCTATACCTCGATAACGTGATCAAACAAAGGTAACAGAGACCGCTCGTGAGTCACGACAATCACTTGCAACCCTTGTTCGTTAGAAAGCCGTCGTAGCTCCTCAATCGCTACGCGAACACATCCTATGTCATTTTGGCCAAAACCATAGGTGGGCTCGTCCATGGCCAAAAACCCCAGCTCCTGTGCCCACAGCGAATGAGCTGCCACACGCAGAGCCAAGCCGTACTGTGCTCGTTCACCGCCAGAAAGTCGGTTGTCAGGCTGCACTCCCTTACCGGGCTGGTTGTAGAAACTGGCCTTGAAACTGGAGCCATTACCCGCATGAACACGATAGCCTGCTCCAAAAGCAGTCAGTACCTCATTCATCCTGGCAGCCAGCGCTAGCATGCCGTTCTTAGCTAGCTCGAAAGGTAGCTTATCCCGGTGGAACAAGGCCCGACTGGTCTCGACGTCAACACGCCAACGGGCTACAGCCTCGGCCTCTTTCTTTGCTTCCACAGCCTTCGTCAGCCTGGCCTCCAGCCCTGCTATGTGCGAGTTAGTAGCATTCAACTCACCAACTCGTGTGGCCACTGCCTCTTTAAGCTGCGTAGCCTGTGTTGTAGCCAGTAAAGCAGCCTGATACGAAGCATCGTCAATGCCAGGCAGTGCTGCCAGTTGCTGCCCCAGAGTCGTCGCCTCAGTCTCCAGTGTCTGGAGCTGCGCAGCGAAAGCTGTTACAGAGGCTTTTGCGTTCTCCAGGTCTGTCTTCAAGAGCGTTAAAGACGAAGCAGCTGATTCGATATGCTTCCTTGTTGTCGCCAGGCCGACAGCTAGTGTCGCTGAATTAATAGCCGGACGAACTGACTCAACTGTCAGCCCTAAGGAGGCCTGGCTTTCTCGAAGCGCCGGCAAAGCCTTATCTGCAGCAACTTTGGCGTTCTGCCAGTTCGAAAAGGCTAAATCGTACTGACGAGAAAGTTGCTCTCGCCTTTCGATTTCAGCTAACTGCTGAGCCAGGACTGGTAGCTTATCCAGGCCTGCCCGCATGTCCTGCTCGACAGGTCGAAGACAGGTAGGACAAGAAGGATTACCAGAGTCCACCAACCGCTTGATGTGCTGAAGAACAGACAACTCAGAAAGAACTGACTGCTTGACCTTGAGCGACTCCGCGTCTACTGCCAAGTAGTCCGCAGGCTTTGGCGGTTCAACACACATATTCTCCATCGCGGACATACGGGCTGCGTAAGAATCATACAGCTCCCAGGTTCTCGCCGCTTCCAGCGAGGCGAGAATAGAGGTTTCTTCAGCCTTATACCCGTCATGCTTAACCGTCATCAAATCCACTTTAGCCTGAATGCCTTGCATATGTGTTTGCCAGGCATTCATGGATTCTTGAGCAGTTTTGCGACTCGTGTCGTTAGTAGCAATGCTACTGGTAAGCGAAGTGACCAGTGCCTGGTTCTGTATAACCTGTTGCGCTTTGCCCAAGTCACCCACAGAGTTCAGGGCCTCTTGGTAAGTCTTTACCGAGGCTTCCAGCTGGAACTTGGCTTCCCTGTGCTTAGCCAGCTGCTTACTGATCTCCTCATCGTTTTCGGGTATCACAGGCACAACAACTGTCGACAAATAGTCGGATAACCAGGCATAGAGTTTGGAGTACCGGTTAAGCCCAACCAGGTTGTGCATGGCTTCAGTGCGCTTGGCGTCATCCATATCGATAATGTTGGCGATCTCGCCCTGAGGCACAATCACAAACTCATCAAACATGTTAACATCAACACCCATACGGGTCTGAAGCTCATCGGCAATCGCCTTTTCGGCACGCAGCTTGGTGTCGCTGCCTTCCCAATAGAACTCTCGGGAAGAAGGCCGAAGTTTGCGCGTGGCAAAGAACCGTTGATCGCGATGAACACCTGTCAAGGTTACAGCTGATATCAGGCTAGGGTCAGCCCCGGCCTGGATGTCCGCATCCTTATTGCCTTCGTTACCACTGTAGTTAGTAAAGATCAACCGAATGGCTTTCAGGATGTTTGACTTACCTGAACCAATCGGACCGACAATGACGTTGAGCCCGGGGCAAAACGAGATCTCCCGCTCTCCGTGCTGGCAGAATCTCTGCAGCAAAAGCCTCTCTATGTACATGTGAACCTTTCTAGGATTTTGCAGAAGTCAGACGCAGCTCATTAAGCCTGTCCATCAGAACCTTCCTGTCTTTGATTTCCAGCACAGTATCCACGATGTCACGTACACGAGTACCTTGTGGTGCCATGCCAGAGGCCTCGACACATTGCACGACATCGTCATGATTACCCCGACGGTAAACCTGTAGAAGATTAACGCCTTCCACTGCTGCGATGGGCACAGAAAACAGGTGAGCTTTGTGCTCGCACACTTCTATGAGAGTCTTTACGACGTTCTCAATCGCTGTGCGATAAGCAACACGAATGATGGGTCGCTCAAAAGCATGTAAAGCACAATTTGGCAACGAAGCTGCGTAGTGTACAAACTTCGCCAAGTCGTCCTCAGTGTGTAGGTCGACTCGGATTACCGGTCGGCGAGGGAGGGGGACAGACTGAACACTCCAGTCAGACGTATCGATGACGATAAATCGGCCTTCTGGTGGCTCCGAAATGTCCTGGATGTTGAATGGCCCCACTGAGACACAACGAACATTGTGTCCGAAGTTGGTAGTTATCACCTCGTCCTTTTGAACGTGGTAATCACCGCTGAACACTGAAGTCACTTCAACAGGGAGGGCTTTTAGGCTGGGGTACATTCGGCTAGCCGGTAGCCAGGGGTACCAGAGTTGATGGGCGATCAGCGTGACCTTCTCATCCTCTGCCGTAGCCTCAGACTCCAGAACCTGCTCAATGAACCCAAACAACGTAGCTGCCGTCGTGTGGTCGTGAAACAAGAACTTCCTGCCTGAAATGCTGGCCACTCCTTGGTTTACATACTGCATCTTGGGGTTGCGGCACACCACAGACAACCAGGACACTTGCGGGCAGCGAACAGCCATATCGTGCTGGCCTTGGATGTAGTAATAGGCCTTGCAGAACTGGAGGTGTTGTTCGAAGTATTCAGCCAGCCAGCGCAGGCGATCAGGAGAAGGCTCTGAGCTGTCGAGAGTGTCCCCAGCGGAAATGCGTACGATGCCGTATTGATGGTTAGCTTCGCACCAGTCTGTAACGGCCTCCGCGGCGGCTTCAAAGTCTCCTCGAATCTCCGGGCGACTACCCCAAGCTCCTCGCTCCAGAACAGGAGGGGCGTGCTCATCCGAGGTGATCACGATAAAGCGGGCGTCAATAGGCGTTAACTTGAGCACAGTAGCTCCTATGTCAGGGAAGTTGTTCGATAGTTATTGCGTGCGTATGCGGGCGGGGAGCTCCTTCAGGCAGCTCGGACTCATCTGTGACACTGAGGAAGTAATCGCCGAGAATGGTTTTCTGGCTGCCAATAGGCGGCAAGCTGTCGATCAGGTTGATGTCTAGGCTGAGGTAGCAACCAACACCGATGAAGTTCAACTGCCGCTCAACATCGACAGTCATGACGCTCCCATCCTCGAAATGGAAGCTCAGATAGCAGATCTCTTTACCGGTGGAGAAGTCGAACTTATCGTCAGGTTGAATGACTCCTAGCGGGTGTGTGCCAGCCAGGACAGAATCGACTACTCGAACCTGCTCGGCACTCAACCCTACACGGGCATGTAGCATCCCAGAAGGCGTCCGCTTCAGTTCCAACAGCTTGTAGTCCAGCTTGCCTATATGCTCCATCTGTTTAGGTGGACCAAGCATGGTGTCCAAATAGACCTGCAGGCCCGGTCGTTGTGGGCTGACCTCCGTGGCATAGGCAAAGAGAATGATTAAGCCTTGTTCGACCGTGCCGTTACGTAACTGCAAATCTCGTTTGAACTGCTCGACCTGGTCGGACAGGGGATTGCTGGACATGTGTGCCTTTCAAAAAGAAAACGAGAGCGGGGGGAAATCCGCTCTCGTTTAGGGTGGGGGTGGTGTGGAAGCCAGGAAGGACTGCTGACTCGCACGCAGTAATGATACGGGCACCTGTGGTTTGATGCTACCGTCTTTACGCAAAATCCTTTTCGATCTCTTCAGCACCTTAGCTCTGGCTTTGGCGGCAAGGCGATAAAAGTGGTCGAGCACAGATCTGTCGTAGTTCCTCCTGGCGATACCTGAACAGTTGTAGGTCCTACCGATAGTGAGGACCTGATTCCAGGCAGCAAGTATTTCCTCGTTGAACCAGAAGGGGTACTTGCCCCAGGACATGAGCCAGCCGATTGCCTTGACCAGACTCTTAGTGCTGAGCTGTGTCGCTTTGATCATTTCAAATCCGCTCTGCCTCTTCTCTTCTTCTCGCACATAGAAATCAGCAGAAGCAAGTACCATCAGTCGAGCCCGCCAGATGACGTCGTGGGTTTTCTTGAGGTACAACGGGCGAAAGTACCAGACAAGACCTACGACATTGCGGCGCCTGCCTAGTTTTCTTACAAGAGTTGTGATCTTCGTCCGCACTTCGTCTGCAGTGACACCCGAGTCGAACCTAGCCTCATAGCAGTGAAGAAAGGTGCTAGGCCAGGCATCAAGAACGGCCGGAATTTCTTCCTTGAGCCGGAGAAGTAACCGGTAGGCCCGGAGATAGTGGCAAAAAGGACAAGTACGTTGGCCACAGCGCCGAAGCTTTCGTTTCCCACCGTCTGGGAAATAGAAGCTGCAGAACGATGGCGGGCAGTTGTAACAGATCGCGTGCCGATAGCCGTTACCAATGGTGTTTAGAGGTTCCGGTGTTTCTGGCGAATCGATGGAAAGCACCACCGAGGCGTTCTGACGGAGAAACCTTCGAGACAACCGCTGGAGAATGTGTGCAGCGAGTTGTACCGAGCCGTAGTTCCGTTTTTCTCTGTAGTACTTTATCCATCCAAGTCTGGAGGCAGCCATACCAGCAACAAACGGGAAGATTCGACTGATGAAAGCAGGCTTGATCTTGTTCGGGAACTGAGACGGGTCTCGATCAGGGACGAAAACAAACTTAATCCTTTGCACAGCAAGCGGCTCCTTTTTTCACCGCAAGCTTGTGCGACGCACAAGCTTGATTGTAAGGTTGAACAAACAGGCAGACAAGTGGTAAAAACGAAGATTTTTTATAACAGTGGTGTCAGTGATTGACTTCAGTGCTCAGAGAGTGATTTCAGTTGGTTGTATTCTAAGCCTGGATACTAATAAAATTTGATTTTGTCGTTGGAGCGACAGCTCCATACGTAAGGCAAAATACAATCCAACGAAAACCATTCAATCTCATAGAAATGCTCATAATACCCTGTTTTTAGGGTTTGAGGTGTGAATGAAACCCTAAAACCACCAACCCTGACCAGCCTCCCTGCGGCCCGGCTGACGGCCTCGACGCCCTGAGTGTCGACGAAAGCCGAGATCGTGGCACTGGCTCGAAGCCAGAGCCGTTCCTGGAGGTTTTAAGATTCGTGTCTGAGGGTCTACGACTGGCGATCTTCAGGTTCTGCCAACCAGCTGTAGTGGCAGGCGGGGCACCGGAGCTTCCACTTGGCTCCGTGAATCCCAGGCATGACAGACTCGATATCGCCCTGGGCGTCGCAGGCTGGGCAGTTGCCGTAGGTGAGAAGCGCATTGATACCGCCCTCATGAACAGCCATTTGCTTGCTCCCAGGTCGCTGGGCACAACACACCGCGGTAGTGAATAATGCAGCTGCTACATTCATTAAACGATCAGCAAGCATCCCGGCCTGGGCTTGATGCCCTTCGCGGCCTTTGCGGACTGAGCTGAGAAAAGACTGCCAGTGCTGCTCGATGTCGTACCACATCGCGTGGAGATCAACCATCGATTCGCGGAAATCCGTAATGGGTTTAACCTGTTCGTGAACCTTGCTAGCTACCAACTTCTTAGTGAAGTGATAGAGGCCGTGGTGTACAGGAGAAGCCGATGTCCGGGCAGTCTTACGAGCTGTCGACTGGATAGTCGCTGTCAACTCAGGGGCCTCCGCATCGAGCTGGCGAGGTTCCAGCCCAGATAATAAATACCTAACGAACTTAACCAACCCAGCAATTTGAATAAAGTTAGTTGTACCATATCACTCGCAACCACAAACAACCATAGGCTGCTGCACAGAAAAGTACCAAGACATTCCCCGCAGACAAGCAAGTTCCAGGGACTTCGCAGCTCTTCGAGGTAGCCGCGAAGGCCTGAGAACGGTTGAGCAAACTTCCAGAAGTAGATGAGGCCCAGGCAGGCTGTGGAGATTAGCCAGCTGAGAAACACCACCCAGTACACTTGCTCCATGACCAGCATCCTTGAGCAGAAACTTAACAGTTATCTGTGCTGGTGGTAGTGTATATGGTTCGCAACGTGTTGGTGGTAGTGAACCGAAGGCACTAACGGACTTTGTTGCAGCGATCTAGCCTTGCTGCGATTGGTATTCTTTTTGATGTTCGTCTGAACCGGTAAACTAGCTTTCGTCGTTGGCTTGTTGGCCCACTTTTCGTAGCCATCAATAGCGCGTCCGACGATACCCATCAGCATGGTGTCAAGCATGGTAACGACTTCCTTCCAAGAGATCCCTTCTGACAGTCGCGGAACAGTCTATCATCCGGCTATAGTGGATGCCTATGCACCTAAGACCTATTGCCATCATCTTCCACACCTGTTCCGGCTGAACGGGAAACCTTACAACTTATCGCGGCATTTCGCAATGGAGCCTATGTTCATGACTCCGTTGCCCGAAATGCTGGTGATTGCCAGCGGGCGACAAGTATCCAAAACAACGGTGATTTCAGCGCGTCAGATCGCTATCGCGACCAGCACACCAAATTTAGATTTCTTGACGGTAACGCCACTGTTTGAGCAGATTCGCAACATCAGCTCCAACGTCGTGGCTCGTTTCATAGATGAATCTCCTTTCCAGGCCAGGTGGCTCAATCCGCGATCGCTCAGGAACGTCCTGCAGCGATCTTTTGCTAATGGCTCAAATCTGTACTTCTCGTACGCCGGCACCAGTGCCGATCGTATTCGTGGTAAGTCGATCGATGTTATCAACTATGACGAAGCCCAGGACATCGATCCTTCTCTGATTTCCGTTGTTAATGAAACCATGTCCGCGTCCGAGGCTTGGGAGTCCGTGGCCTACACAGGCACGCACAAGACAATGAACACGGCGCTGCAGCACGCCTGGGATTTGTCGAGTCAGGCTCGCTGGATGATACCGTGCCACCACGGAGGTTGTGGCTACATCAACCGTTGTGACGAAGATCATCTCATTGCCATGTTGGGCGGTTACCACGATTTCATTTCTGAAGCCTGCCCTGGTGTTGTCTGTGCTCGCTGCCGCAAGTTCATCATTCCGCATCACGGCTGGTGGGAACATGCCTTCCCCACCAGGCGGTTCATGCGCCCAGGTTACCACATCCCGCAGATCATCATGCCGATGCACTACGCGATTCCCAAGAAGTGGAAGAGCCTGTTGCGGAAGTTTGAAGGCCAGCAGGGTTTCACAGAAGCCAGGTTCAAGAACGAAGTCTTGGGGTTAGCCTTCGATCGCAGCAATAGCCTGGTGACCCAGGAAGATTTGGCCAATGCCTCCGTCATCCCCTGGGATGGCAAGAACAAGGAATCTGCCCTCAATTCCATTGACCAGTACGAGATGATCGTGCTGTCTGTGGATTGGAGTGGTGGCGGAAGCTTCACTAAAGAAGAAGTCTTCTCCATGACAGCTTTCGCAGTCATGGGCTATCGCGTCGATACCGGCACGATCGAGACTATCTATGGCGGTAAGTTGATTATCAGCCAGGACAACTTTAGTGAGGCTAGGTTCCTCCTAGACCTGTACAAGGAGTTCCAGTGCGACAAGTTCATCCATGACTACACGGGCGCCGGTGCTCAACGCGAGCAGATCCTGATCAACCTGGGTCTGGACCCAAATAAGCTCTGGCCTGTGCGATTTGTGCTCGCAACGAAAGGTCCAGCTGTGAAGGTTCTTCACGGCAATCAGAATCTAGCACGAGTTATCTGGCAGGTGGATAAGCCTCGTGTGATCCAGCTGGCCTGTGCCGCTATCAAATCTCGAAAACTGTTGTTCTTCAAGAATGATTTCGTTGATCTGGAAAACCCCGGAATCATTGCTGATTTCAGGGCATTGGTGGAATACAAGATCCAGACCATGCGGGCCGGCGAGACTTACACCATTCGGCGAGACCCCAAGAAGAGCGACGATTTTGCCATGGCTGTTACGATGGGCGCCACAGGCATCTGGCACATGCTGCAGGCCTGGCCGCAGTTTGACCTGGACGTGTTCGACTCCGATACCAACCTGGCTCTGGACGCCCAGCAGTACGAAGAAGTGCTACGCGAGATTCAGGGCACTATCCGCGACTGAGAGCTTGCGGATGGGACGAAGGCCAATGGCTATCTGCAGAGCGTGACGGCTGTAGCTTTGCAGGTAAGTCAGCGACAATCCTTGCAGAAGGCATTTACGCATGGCTACGGTCAGGCCATCTCGCTCCAATTCCTTGCCGCAGGTGAAGGTAAAGGGGCCTTGCTCTGTCATGAGCGTACAGTGGTAGATGGGCTTGCCGTTTTCCTCGGTGACGGTATCCACCCGCAGGCTGCCCGAGCACACAGTCTCGCCCAGGTGATTCGTCCACTTCACCCCATCGTCAAAGACAGTGATGTCGCTGGAGAACCGATACGTGGCGGGTTGTCGTTTGATCGCCACTTTCAACCTGTTAGCTGTGTCTGGTCGGCACTTGCTGAGCAGTCGAGCGATAGTCAGCTCAGAAAGCCCTGCCGAATGAATCATCACAGCCGCGATGTCTGGGCTGACGCTTGTGAAGTAGTTGGCAGCAGTTACCGGCCAGTCTGCTGCTTCCTTGCACACCAGGTTGTACCACTGCTTGCTGGTGGTAGGCAGCAGCTTGGTCTCTTTGCGGGAAGACAGCTCTCGCAACCTTAAAAGGCAGTTGCTGGTGGCCAACAACCTGAGCAGCTTGTCGTCCAGGCGGTCGTCTTGCACGATGTAACCACCTTCAACGACAGGGCACCAGTCCTGGCTTTTCATGTTGGCAAAGGCCAAAGGTGCCATGACAGACGCCATGGCCAGGTTGCGACACTGCAGTCGAAGCAGTAGGCCCAGGTCCGTCAGGTTAACCAGTGGCTCAGGGGTGTCATGCAGGAAAGCCACCTGAGGCCCCTGCCGAGCGTAGCTGAGCACTTGAATCTCGGCCCCGGGTTTGGCATCAGAGAGCATGGCAAACCCGGTTATTCGGCCAAGGGTGTCTTCCAGCCTGAAAACGAAGACAGGCGGATCAAAGCTGCAGGTCTCGCCGATAGCGCGTTGGTTGAGCAGTCTGAGCATGCCTAGATCAGTAGCGACTCGAACATGGTCTTTTAACAAGGACAGGTGAGGGAGAAATTTATCCGCGTCGGCCCCTGTTATCAACTTGCCCCAGGCAGCTTCTGCGTAGATGGTTTGCTGCACTGTAGTTTGATAGTAAATCTGCAGCTTTCCCTGGATGGCAATAGGTTGTCTGCTGGCCCATTCAGGGGAGGCAACCACGACACGGGAGCAGCCTTTGCGGCAAAAACGGCAGAAAAGCCAGTCTTTCCCGGGGACTGCCTTCATCGCCCTACCACAGCCACAGGCGGTAGATTTGAGGTGCTGATCTTCTATTGTCAGCCCGTATTCGGTAAGCTCTGGGGACAGTGACATTGATTTTCCTCGAACAGGCGTCCCTTGCGGAGACGGGTATGAAAGCGATCGACCACCTTAACGACCCTATGATGGCGACCTTCGCCAAGCTGGCTAGCGACTACTCCGTGCCTGACTTTGTTCGGCATGCCAGCCCGGATGAGCTCGGCGCTCCTGAACGGGTCAGCAGTCATTCTTATGCCCTTCCCAGCAAGCAGGCACTGCCACTCCACACCAAAGCGGCTGTGTGGCTCAGTGCGATGTACCTCGACAACTGCCAGGATGGTTACAGTGAATTTGAGGTCAAGCAAGCCAAAGCGCGTATTCGTGACGCCATGGGCGTGTTCCAACTGGAATGGCCGGAACGACAGAGTCCTGTGGAAGAGATACCAGCGGAAGCTTACCTGGTGGAAAAGCACGGAAGAAGGCTTTTACCAGTTCGCAACGAGGCTGAAGCCAAAGTAGCTAAAGTCTACCTGGCCGAGCACCGCGCTTCCTTCGACGCTGACTCCCTCAAGCAGGCCTCTGCCAACTTGATTGATCGGTTTGCCTCGCTCAACTTGAACTTGCCCGACAAGGACAAGTACGACTTGGAGCTGGATGCTGGGCGATTCACATTGATCGCAGATGACGTGGTCAAGGCTGCAACAGACCGTTCCAACGTGGCCCGGCTGTACAAACTCGACACTGAATCAGCCGGGTTTGCCAAGCTGGCCCAGGACATGAGGGATTTCGAGGGGCTACTTCCGGAAGACTTGTCTGCTTCGGTGGTGTCGGTGTTCGAGAAGTTCGACAACTCTGAAGTAGGCAAGACTGCAGGGTGCAGACCCATCAATCGCTACCCTCGAGGCTTTGTCTGCAAATGGGCAGCGGACACCAAAGTTGTGCTAGCCGGCACTGGTGAAGTCTACCGGTCAAGCGATATCGCCAAGCTGCCTGTGTCAGTGCTCGGTGAGATCGAGAAATCAGCAGGTGTTAAGCTGTCAGACTCTCTGGGGTTGTTCCTTGACCCGGCCAAGGTGGCAGAAGCCGCCGACAGCTTCAACAGGCTTCAGTCCAAGAAAGTGGCCCATCTCCTCAAACGAGCAGGGGTTCAGCCTGCAGTGAGGGTGGGCGGCGAAGAGCTGATATCTGAACAAGACTGGAAAGTGTTAGCTGGCGAGTAGGTCAGCCTCTTGTTGACGAAGTTCCTGTAACCTGGCCGCTACTTGCTTCTGCAGTGCGGCCAGTTTTGCTTTGTTATCAGGCATGAAGTCGAGTTTCATCAACTGTTGATACAGCTTCCACATGTTGCTCTGCACGGTGGATTGAATTGCAATGATTGACGACTGTTGGTTGTACCAGACAGCCTGGTGCAGTTCCGGTGCGTCGCTGAAATCAGTCGTAGGGGCGATCAGCACATTACCCAATAACTCCCCGAGTGGCGGAGGAGGCGAGACTAAGCCTTCGCTTTTGCACATCTCGTAGATGTAGTAGAGGATCTCATCTGAGAACTGATTGGGAGTGCCGTCCAGCTCCATCAGGTGGGCTTCTGTGATTGCCCAACACATCTCAAGTACTGTCGCTGGGTCAAACTCTTCCGCAACAGGCGACCCGGACAAAACGTTGCACAAGTGGATAAACGTCGGCAGATCATTCTGGAACACATCAGTCGTGGCGATCACGACCGCAGCCATGAGCCGATCAAAACAGCTTTGCGGGAGATTGACGCCGAAGTCGTCTTCTACTTCCTTCAAGATGGTTTCCGGAGTCCAGGTTAAGAACTCCGGACCATAGTGCTGTAGCACGATGATGAACAACGTTGTGGCAAACGTGCCCTCATCGGACAACAGGGCGGCTAGCTCGGTCTTTACGTTCCTTGATGATGGCAGCATAGACAGCACCGAGCGAATAGGCGACGGTTTCCATCGGCATGAAAGAGGGGCCGATAGCCGTCTCCGTGTTGGTAAGAATGTCGTAAAAGGTAGCTGCTGGTGGGGCCAATGTGATAAATCTCACATCGATCACCAGCACCTGAGCCTTCAGCATCTTACCATTTGTCGCGTGCGCTTCACAGATCTGGTTAGCCGCTTCCAGCAAGGGTTTGGCCTGGGCGGTGAAAAACCCCAGGATAGCGTCTCGGTCGATATCCTGGTTGACCCCTACTCGGGAGAGCAGGGACAAAGTGGCGTCCACCAACGGGGCTGCGTCAGGATGAGTATTCTTGGCTGCCTCGTCCATAACCGACTTGAAGTGGTTACGCAGGAAGGCCGACAAGGAAGCTGAAAAACTCGAATACTGAATAGGTGGGACGCCCTTAGGCATAACTAGGCTCCAGCAAAAGTGAAGGAGTAGGACATACGGTAGACAAGATTGCCCGCTTCCTTACAAGCCGTTATTTCCTCTTGGGAGCCGAGGATTCGATTGTCGGTCTTGTCCACATGGAAGGGGCCGCGGATGTTGGTGGGAGCGTTCACTTGATGCCCAGCCTGTTGGGCCGCTCGCATAGCTTCAACTTTACCGCTGTGAGCCATTAAGGCCACATCTGTCTCGTCGACTGCGTCCATGTACACGTGCACGCCACCGACGTCTTGGATAATACTACTGACTACCATAGGCGGGTTCTCCGATAGCTAAAGTCATCTCAGGAAGATTATGACGCAAATCTGCCTTGAATTTAGCTACACCAGTTTGTTGCAACTTGCGCAATCCTCTTTATACTACTACTGAAGCAAAAGACTCTCTAGGCGTTGGAGGAAACATGACCGAACGGTCTGGAGTGTTTGACGAGACCGTGTCAAACCCAAATGTTCGCGATCGCTACGAACTGTCTGATGACGAAGCACAACAGGGAGCGGGACAAGACGGCTTCAACTATCCTGTCGTCAAAATACCTTCTGCAGTCGGCTCGCTAGCTCACGGCGGTTCTGCCGGATTCGACCCCAACAAGCCTCTGGTAATTCTGCAGGACAAACACCACAAACCTTTTGTCTCCTGCGACACCACCAACTTGCCACCGGAAATAGCTGAACGGGTCAACAAACGTGCACTCGAATTAATGCCTCAGTATGGCAATGACGCAGGAAAGGCTATCCGTATAGCCCTTCAAGAGAGCCTGGCGGTGCAGAAACCCGACGGCTCTGTGATCGACACCATGAATGTGTGGGTCAGTGGCGGTGCAGATCCTTTTCGGCGCAAGGTCGTACTGCCGCCAGCTCGTTACCAACTTAACAAGAAGAACCCTTCCACAGCCAAGAAAGGCTCCGCCATGCACCACCCATCCTTCCCTGCTACTACCCCTCCTACCGTTATGCCCGGCTTCCCTGCCCAAACTACTGCTATGCCAGGTACTTTCCCAGGCGGGCATTCTGTAGCGATGAAAAATACTGTGCACGTCCCACGGACAGGCCCGCACGGCCAACCCTTGCAAGGACAGCCAGCCATGGTTACGCCGGCGCAGCTACCAGAGCCTAAGGAACTTCTTGTCTTCCACCTGGCCGGTATCGAAATTACGACCAAATGGCACAAGCTTATGATGTTGGAGGGCAGCCTAGCCACCCCACAAGGCGAGACCGCAATCGACCTGCTTGTGCTGATCCGAAACGGCCTTGCGCCGGGTGCTGACACTTTCGCCCCCAAGACGCCAGCTGCCGGGGCCGCAATTGGTATTAGCTTTGCCGATGGAACGACCAGGTTTATCCACAGCGTGCTAGCCAACTACAAGGTAGGCCACGCAGTTCACTACCTATTGTTGCTGCATCCGAACACTCCGGTAGCCCCTGAAGCTTCAGAGCCTGTAATCCAGGCTAACGCTGCAGCAGAGAGCAACTACGACGGTATGGCTGAACCCTTCCCTACCGCTCCCGTAGCCGTGCCAGTTGACGTGGAAACCATGCTGTCGCAGGACCTGGACGCCGAGTTAACCCCTGGCTAAGTCTTGCGGTAAATCCCAGCATTAAGGTAGACTAGCCGGACATTCTAACCGCGGTAACAAGATATGGCGGCTACCCGAAACAGTTTCCTTTCTGCTGGCGGCATTCAACGTAGTGCTGGCTCATTGTACCCCGATCCCTGGGGGACAATGAGCAGCGTTACTGATCCGATGAGCATCGTCCACTTGCTCCGGATGGCTGAGCGACTCCTCCGTCACAATCCTATCCTGACTCGCGCTTACAAACGGGTAATCGCATTCCTGGTCACTAAGGTCAACGTCTCCGACTGCTCTGACGAAGAGAAAGACAAGTACGGAGACTTCCTCGACAACCAGATTGGTATCATTTCTGTTCTGCAGGCTGCTGCCTTCGATCGCATGTCGACCGGCAACTCATTCTGCACGATGCAGGCCCCCTTCACTCGCTACCTGATGTGTAACGCCTGCAAGGCTCGGCAGGCCCCTATCGATAAAGTCGATTTCAAGTTCGACGATTTCAAGTTCTTCGCCAAGTGCACAGGTTGCAGCCGGCGTGGAGAATGGAAGAGATACGAGATCTACAATCACGACCAGCAGCGACTCAAGGTACGTCGCTGGTCGCCACATGAAATCGAAATCAAGCACATCGAGACCACCGACGATCGCATCTACTTCTGGAAGCCCAGCGAAGTCGTCAAACAGCAAATCAACCGAGGTGACGAAGATTACCTGCGCGTAACCCCTTGGGTTGAGATTGAGTGCGTTAAGACCGGCACCTGGCTCAAGTTCACCAATGGCAAGATGTTGCACCTGTTCGACAAGCCACCAGCCGGCTGGAGAACTGGTGGTTGGGGCATCCCTGACGCCCTGCACCTGAAGCCTCTGCTCTACCAGCTGCAATACTGCCTGCGACACAATGAAGGCCTGATTCACGAAAGTGTCGTGCCTATCAAGGTGATCTCACCGCAGCCTACCGGCAAGCTGGGTATGCCCGGCACCCCTAACCTGAATGACCCCTCGCTAACTATGTCGATGGGGCCGCAATTCGTAGGCGCCATCGCTTACATGCTGAATGCCAGACGGTCTGACCCACACGGCATCTTTGTGTCCCCGTACAGCTTCAATTACCAGCAGCTCGGTGGCGACATCAAGCAACTGGTTCCCACGGAAGTCATTGACCAGAACACAGACGCGCTGCTGAACGCAGCAGGCATTCCTGTCGACTTCTACAAGGCCACCTTCAGTACCCAGGTGGCCCCAATGGCCTTACGTACCATCCAGAGCTCCTACTCCAGCCTGGTTGACGATCTCAACCGCTTACTGCAGTTCGTCATGAAGAACTCCAGCAAGATTCTTCAGATCGAACCCGCTAAAGCTGTTTTGGCCAAGCCCATCGACACCGACGATATCAACCGCACCATGGCTCGCCTCAACCTCATGCAGGCTGGCCTGGTCAGCGAAGAAACTGGTCTCGACTCCATCGGCCTCGATAACAAGGAAGAACTCACCCGTATCAACTACAACATGGTGCAGAAGGCCAAGGCCCAGCAGGATAGTCAGAAGCAAATCGAGCGGGAAGGCATTACGGACATGCTCAATCAGGGCATGGCACCAGCAGCCCCTGGCCAACAGCAACAAGGCCAGGCTCAAGGCGCACCTGGACAGGCTCAGGGCCAACCACCTCAGCAAGGCATGCCGCCGCCGATCCAGGCTAACCCTCAGGCCCCCGTTACTCCTGAAGATCAGGTGTCGATCGCTGACGCCTGGGCTAGCTGGTTGATGCCAATTGGTCAAACGAACAGGCAGATGTACCTGCAGTACCTGCAGGACATCCGGGCTAAAGACCCGACTATGCACATGATCATCATGGGGTTGATGCGACAGAAAAAGCAGTCTGCCGGCACACAGGCCGTCAATCAGCAATTAGCAGCTGGCCAGCCTATCGCGTAATAACGACTGTCTTGACCGCGGACATGTTTGAGTCGCGGTATGTAACCTGTAATGACTTCTGATTAAGCAGACGAAGAAATTCGTCAGTCCTAGCTTTTGGCCAGGTAGCCACTGTCCGCTTCAAATCACTGAGAATAGGCCGAAGGACCTCTGTGGGGTCTGTTGCTACGGCCCCACCACCACAACAACCACCACTGGCGGTATCTTTCTGAGAGATTTCAGCCACTCTGCGCTTAGTCGCCATTAACTCCGGGAAAGCCGCTAAGAATCTACTATCAGAAAGTATCACATTGATAGTTGCGTAATCCAACGACGCCATTCCAGCTCTCCTTACGCCGACAGAACGCAGCTGGTGCTGTGCCCAGCTCCCCACACGCCCGAGAAGACAATCTGGGACTGGCTGAAGTCCCAGGCTGTCTGCAGGGCCGCGGTGAGTTCGTCGATCGAGTCCTGCAGGTCATTTTTAGTAGTTTCAATGACAGATGGCTGGGCGTCCATCTTCGTGTAGGAGGCTGATCGGAACTTGGTAGGAAAAGCGCTTCCCTCGTCGGGGGCGTCCTCGGGGATCAACAACAGGTCTGTGGGGCTGGCTATGCCATCAAAGACGTCGGTACCTGCGTCTGTGCGACGGTAGACAAACACCTTTTTTGACAGGTTGACGGCAGCCAGGGCTGTCATTTCCAAGACATAATAGGGAACCGTCACCGAGGAGGGTGTGACGATAATCCGCATTTGTACGCTAAATGGCCCCAACGAAGGATCTCCCGTAAAGGCGAACTAGCCCATGGTACCTGTTCTATGGCCAGAACTCTAGGTCAGGGGTGGGAAGTATCTGTAAGCCTGACTTGGCGGCAACCAGAGCCAGCTGGGAGTACGGGTATAGCCAGCGAGGCTCTAGGACGAACTCCCCGGCGACAACTGGCTTCTCTCCTGCCAATACCCAAGCCCGTTCAGGGTCATCTCCACCGAGTGCAGAAAGGTGTAGATCGGACACGCCCCACCGGTAAATGTACTGGTAATCCAGGGCGCTTGTCTCTCCAGACACAGGTGCACCAAGCAGCTTTAATCGCCTATCCATCTCCGTATCCGGCCCCCAGCTGGTGATAGGGTAGCCACCGGTCTTGGCGAAAGCTTTCCGCGAGTAGACAGAGCTGTTGTGGCCCACGAAGTTGGTGCTTTTGACCAGACCTTTCTTAGTCAGGCACCATTGCCCAAAGGCCTTGTAGTAGTGAGAGCCAGTCTTGGCGAGCAACTCTGCGGCGAAACTGAGCCTCTTAGGGCAGGATATGTCGTCGTCATCCCAAGGGGCTATGTGATCACCAGAGGCCAGGGCGACAGCCAGGTTGTATTTCTCGCCCAAGGTCTGACAACGCCGAGGCAGATTAACGATCAATACTTGAGGATGGTTAAACACTAGCTGTTGTTGCGGGCAGTCATTGATGACCACAAGCTCTTTGTCCTGATAGTCCTGCTGCAGGAAACTGTTGACCGCTTCCTCGAGCAAGTAACCACGGACCGGGAACCGGTTGTAAGTCAGGCAAATGCAGCTGATCTTCATGCGTTTACCGTGGTTGGAAGGGAAAGAGCCACCTTGGTATCGATGACGTACTTTCCGGGTAGGCATACCTTGCAGAGCTCGACGATTTTGTTCATCGGCAACGACTGGGAGAAGTGGCCGATGCAGTCTGCCCACAGCTGTTCTTCGTTGGGCAGGCCGGTAATCCCCAGCATGTTGTTCCGGAACTTGTCGTCCACGCTCACGGTGTGGGTGACTGGGGCTCCATCGTTGAAGCTGTGTGTCCACTGCAGGAAAGGCAGACAAATGGCTTTACCTCCTCTGGCTCGGTAATGCTCCTGGATGATGCCCTCTTCCCCGCCAAAGCCACGGCAACGGGGGTGATAGCCCGGCCAGGCTTCCTTACTGACACAAAAAGCCCCGCACCCATGGCCCCAGATATCGAAGGGCTGATCGGGGAGTGGGTGATCTTTTGTAATCCGGTTGTGCCACTTACCCCAGGCGTTGCTGCCCCACGTAGGCCTGAGCTCTGTGGCGTAGATCTCGCCGGCATTGGACACTAGCGGGCCGTGGTAGATATTACCCCTGGCAGACTTAGTGTTGCTCTCCAGGTAGTTCAGCAGCTTGAAGATGCTGCCCACGTCCAACATGACATGGCTATCGATGACAAGAACAAATTTCCCCAGAGCCTCTTGGACGCAGCGTGATTTGGAATAGCAGGTCCCTTGGATGGAGTCGTCAGAAATCAGCCTGGCTTTGGCGTTTTTGGCTGCCTTCTTGCTTCTCTCGCACTTGTTGAAGTTGTCGAATACCAACAGGTCAAACCCCAGGCCTCGGTGGTGCATGTTCAGCGATTGAAGCGTCATGCTGAGGCCACGGTAGTCGTCAAATGTTGGAATCGCAATTGTCAGCAGCGGCATCTAACCTCCAGTTATTCGAAGATGAAAAGGACCAGACAACATGAACTGGGCAATGGGGCAGTTGGTTTGGAAGTTATAGAAAGGGAAACCGTGCCAGACGTCTGACCCACCCACCATCAGTGGCACCATGTTTGCCGTTATATCGATTTGAACCGGACCAGTACCGGTTTCAGGACATTGAATCTGCGGTACGATGTTCTCCAGGTGCGCAGCCCCAATAGCACTGAAAGGCTGCCCTAATGGCCCGCCAGGAGGTGCTGGCAACACATAGGCGATGTAACCACGCCCAAATCTCCATGCACAATTACCAAAGCCAAGTGCTTCTCTGACGATACTTACTCCTACTTTCTCTTGGACCGTGCCGCCAGCCTGGTAGACGATACCAGTAGGCCCAAGGCCAATGACCGGGAAGTTAGCCGGGACTCCGCACCAGCTTGGGAAGGCTCCTTGCACAGAAGGCAGAAACCCAGCGTAGTTGCTCGTGTCAAACGGTTGATTGAGTCTCCCGCCATACTGAGGCAACAGGACCTGGAGAGTCCAATGCATCGTGGAGTCGCGTAAATCAGCCAAACGGCAGGCTCTGTCGATGATCTGGCCAATGCAGCCTCCGCCACCTCCGCCTGGGTCTTCTGTCGTACTGCCGGGCTGGGGCGTGGTTGTGCTGGGCAACACCGACGAACAGTCAGGCCCAGGCTCTGCCCCGGGCACATAGATCCTCGAAGATACAGCACACACTTTCACAGGTAGCCTCCAAGCTACTGCGGTTGAAACTCCTCAATCACCAGCTCGACAGTCATGCCGGCTAGCACGTCTCCGGCCGTTGACCAACCATTAGCGAATGGCAGGTTATTGAAGAATGGGTCGCCTCCATCGATAGGAGACTGGGCTTGGCTGAATGGCAGCAAACCGGGGATCACGTTGGTGAGGCACACCGAGGCACGGAAAGGTCGGTAGCTTTCGATGTTCAACGGTGAAGCGTAACTATGCCACATGCCCGGGATTCGCATGTAAGCACTGTTGCCAGGCAAATGGGCCATTCTGCCTTTGGGGGCTCGGTTATGCGGACCATCTCTTGTCCCAATCAACAACTCAATCATCATGTAACCACGGACGAAGCTCGCCACCGGGAAGAGAACAGGGCTGCGACCTGTGTTATATAAGTGGATTGAATGGAAACTGCGAATGAGCTGCTTTTCTCCATAGGGCAGATCTGTCCAGATGCCAGACAAGAAGTACCAGTTTTCTGAGCCGTCGTAATTCGAAGACAAAAGGGGCTTGAGTATCTTCTTCGGGCCTCGCTCGTAAATTCGAATAGGCACAGACGAGTTGGGAGGGTCAGGTGGGTCTGGCGGAGCGCCGGCAGCTCCGCAATCGACAGCTATGACGGAGGGTGCTGGGATTGAAATGCGTTCAGGCTGAACACACCGAGGATCAGCTAGAGCAGCAGTCCACGCTGGCCCAAATGGGCTAAACGACGAGCCGTCCTTCGCAGGCCACTCGGAAGGAGGCGCAGGGGTCTGAGCAGGCTCTTCTGTTGTAGGTTCTTCGGTAGTCGAAGACGGGTGATGTCTTGACCCTTCCCACCAGCTAGACCAGGCTGACCACCAGGTAGACCAACTCATGATTGCACGTAGGAAGTGATTTGTCGATTACCAAGCTGGTCGACGTCAGCAGTGGCAATCAAATTGTTTTGTGGGTCAAACAATTGCAGGTTCGAAGTGCCAGTGTCTACCGCTCCGGACACATCTCCCATCGCCTCTGACAACATGTAACGGACACTGCGGGCTAAGTGCCAACCAGGGAATATCGAATCCGCTTTGGTTAGCACGGCGTCCGCAACGTCATCTGGGTCAATAGTACTGCCGCCAGTAGCTATCAGGTCAACAATGTTGCTGACTCGAGATTCGATGCGGACATTGTAGGCACCGGTTGTATTAACAAACGGGCTGCCTCCGGCTCGATCGTACAGGTTGCCTGTGACGACCAGGACGTGATTTGCTTCCTGCGGGCGTATCTTCCAGTCATTCTCCAGGAAGAAGGTTTGGCCAAGGAAATTTCCGCCTGGTAGAGGGTCACCACCAATGCCTGAGATGGCCTCAAGATACTTGGAGTTGTCCGACAACAACATCCAATCTTTCCATCTGGAATACAGGTCAACGACAGAAAAGGACGTGGTGCCAGAACTCAAAATGATCAGTTTGTTAGGACCGTCAAAGGTGTAGGCCATGCATCACCTTTACGGGTTGAGGTATTGCCGGTCAACAACCTGTGAAACAGGTATCGAGAGGCCTGTACCGAGGTTCTGAGACAGCAACCGGATGTTCTGATAACTTAGAGCCAACACCGAGATGTCGACAGTAGGATACAGCGCAATATCGATTTGCGTGGAGAACGTTCCACTTGTTATCGTTTCTTGGCCGGCCAGCTCAGTAGTCGTCCCTGTGTTGTAGACGCGAACTTCTGATGGGTTCTTCAGCCCGGTAAGCGACAACGTGGCTAGGTCCAGCGGATACTGGTAGCCCCGGGAAGTAGTAGTCGACAGAGTCCAGAAGTAAAACGATGTGATAGCCGTCACATTAACTGTGGTGGTCTTTATCTTGATCTTCAGCTTAAAGCCCAGTTGGGCGCTCGTGACAGTTTGGAAGGGTAGCTGGCTGAACCTGAGTATGCCAGACACAGCCCCCACGTTGGCGTTATCTACCACAATGGTTGTGCTATTAGTAATCGACTGCACCTTGGCGTTGGGCGCTATGTTGGTACCCCAGACATAATCGTTAACAGCCACTCCAGTAGTGTCGGTCATCGTAACATTGGTTGAACCGTTAGACCCGCCTCCACCAGCTCGCGGGTAGGACAAGTTCTTAAACGAGGAATAGCCATTACCGTCGTTCTGATCGATGGCGTAAGTTATGTCGTAATTGGTCAACGTGCCGCCAGCCATGACAGCTTCCATAATCGGAAACCCGGTGTGGCCGATCATGTAGTACGGCATGACGAAAGTAATTTCGTCGTTGACGGCCGGCATGTAGAGCCCACCGGCGGATGTGAACTGAGCTGTGCCTGTCAGGCCTGTGTACTGGTCAGTCGTGTCGGAAGTTGCCTCATTCATCACGAGAGCAATGCGGGACATCAACGGCTGGTAAGTCAGCGTGCCCGACGCGCTACCTGCGTTCAAACAAGTAAAGGTGAAGGTGTCTTTCGTCAGGGCTGTTACTGTCTTGAGCCCCAAAATGATGGCCGCGGTGCTGCTACTGACAGTGACCAAAATCGTGTCGCCTGTCTTCAATTTGTGATCTGTGTTGGTGACTGTGGCAGTAGTAGTGGTTCTCGACCACGATACACCCGCGGTGGTGCTGGCCAAGTCGGCCATGAAAAAATCAGCCCAGTGTGTACCGTAGCAAGCCGTCTGGGCAGCTAGAGTCGGTAAAGCGAATAAGCCTTTTTGCTTGCCGTTGAGCCAGGGCAATAGCGAAGCGTTCAACACATAGTCTACCCCGACATTCTCTAGCAAAATGCCCTTACTAGAGTTATCGGAAGTCTGCAAACCAGTCCTGGTGTGCGTTGTGTAACATCGCTTAACTTCGATATTGCTGGCAGCAGCACCTGCAGCCAGCACGAAGAGGTTAGCTGTCATTGTCGGATAATAAGACAGTGTCCCAGAGGCGGCACCTGCATTAAGACAAGTGAAAGTGAACGTGTCTGCTGTAGGAGCTGAAGCCACAGTCTTTGCTGCTACAGTGATTGCCGCTACGTCTGAAGAGATGATCACATAGATGATGTCATTGGCCTTCAGCCCATGCGCTGTCTTTGTGACCGTAGCTGTTGTGGTAGTTCTAGACCAGGCCGCGCCATCCTGCCGAGTGTCCCCCATATCCAACGGAGTTGCGGCAGACCCAAGATTCCGAAGCTTAATCAGGTTGCAACCAGCGGCACCGATGTTGAGCACGCCGCTGTAAGGTTGAACCATGGTGACTGGGAAGGTCAACCCGTCAAATTTAATCGTGTCGCACTTGGTGTTGATGTCAAAAGCGTACATCGGATTCGTAGTAGGAGTAGTTCCTGCCACAGCGTCGTAATAGATTGTTCCAGTGAAAGTGCATGTAGCACAAGTGATCAGCAACAGCCTCCCGCTCCCAAGCCCCAGGCCGGTCCAAGTACAACTGGACATACGTGTCGCGGTGATAGCACCAGTGGTCGCATTACCTCGAGCTGGCGTGAGCGAAACCGTGGTGATGCTGGTGAAGGTGAACCCTGAAATGTCCGTTATGCTGATGACATAACGGCCAGAAGCAGCCAAAGAAGCTGTAGCGAACACGCAGTTAGAGAACGTACCACCGGCAAAGCATAGTGACATGGACAAGGCAAACTGCGGATTGGCAGTGGTAGCCTCTAACCCGACTCCTACCTGGCTCCAGGTCATCGCTGAAGCAATTTCAGCGACAAGGATCTGAGTGAGGAAAGCCGAATTAGCCAACGTGACGCTATAGGCCTGAGTGCAGCTCAGGTACCAGCACATCGAAGCTCTATCGATATCGATCTGCCCGCCACCTGTCGTGGTAAAGTCGTAGCGAGTGGCCAGAGTGGCGTTGGGCAGCACATTGACCGTCAAGGCTGCCTGCGTGCAGCAGACAAAGAAGATGTTGGGGATGCGAATACGACGCCCAGTGGGAGGTATGTACCCGCCTGTACTGTTGGAACCGTCGTGACCAAATCGCAAGACACCAGCGGTGGTTATCCAGCAGAACTTGCCGCGACCGGCTTCTGTGCCGACGTTTGCTAGTAATGCTGTCTGTACCCCAGCCATAGGGTAAAATTCGTACACATTAGTGCTGGAGCCGGTCTCCACCCAGACACCAGGCAAGTAGACCACCGACGAGCCGTTGGAGGGTATCTGGTAAGTGGTGGCTCGCGTACCGTCTGTTGTTCCAACAAGATACCACTCACCTCGGACTCGAAAAGTATTCAACCGGTTTACAGTTGCTGTTCGAGAGTCAGCCCCAACAATCTCTATCCAGCCAACGACATCGGCACCTGTGGCAGTAGCCCCGATACCAGTCAAAGCCCCTGCGGCAAATGCCACGCTGTTCCATTGTTTAATCTTAACATAGCCCGACGCCGGCATTGCCGCCCCGGCAGCAGTAGGGGCCACATTCAATGCTGAATACACACCAATCAACTTGCCGCTGGCGCTGCCTTGAGAGATTGTCGTGTTACTGGCAGGAACATTGCCTGTGCCAGTGTTGTACGGGATAAGCCTGACCAACGTGGCATTGAACTCAATAACACCACCCAGGGTGGCCGACATGGCGATATTGCCCATCGCTCCGCTGGTATTGCTGTTTGTCCCGTACCTGGAGTCCTGATCAACAGTCAACGTGCCACCGTTGATCAGAAAGTTATCGATATGGGCAGCAGTGATAGTACCAGAGGCTGCACCAGCGTTAAGACAAGTGAAAGAATAGCTATTGGCATTAATGAATGTAATGGTCTTAACGCCAGTGGTAATAGCTGTGACGTCGGACGTCACGGTGACATTGATTAAGTCACCAGTAACCATGCCGTGATTGTTCTGCGTGATAGTCGCAGTGGTGGTAACACGAGTCCAAGCAAGACCAGCCACACTACCCAGACGAGTAAGCGTGTCGACATTGACACTGGTAGTGACAGCAAATGAGCTCACAAGGGCCTTTACGTAGCGTAGTTGCGTTCCAGAGCACTGGCCAAGCTAACCGAGTTAGTTGTCGATCGGGCTATTGTACCAGTGGTACGCACATACTGCCCAGTGGCCAACCCGATACCTACGACAGTTATACCGGCGTCTGTGGCTGGCGTCCGCCCGCCCTGAGCATTGTTGTCGTAGTCGAACTGAAGAGTGATGCTGGGCGAGCCAGAAACATTGCCAGCCATGTCTGCGCCGGCAAAAGTGTCCACCAGCACAGCTCCCGATTCGCCAAAGTCATTGCCAGCACCAGGCAGTGTGGTGAAATACACCCAGTACTTAGCCGACCCATCCGCCTGTAAGTTTGCTCCGAAGTTGATGGTCAAGGTAGCAACAAACGGATAAGTTCGGGCTGTGTCTGAGTTATCGTAGAAAGTCAGGCGATTCGTGTCAGAAGCACTGAAGCCTTCAATAATAACGCCAGAACCGCCGCCGTTGGGGTTTGTAGGAGCCACACCTGCGGCAGAGCGACCACAAACAAGCGTATCACCAACAAAGTACATCAACTGGTCAGCGGTCTTACCTGTGACAGACTGATCCGTTGCATCGATATCGGAGTTCTGCCGAAGAAGGTATTGAACCTTCGTGTAAATCTCTTCTGCAGTGGCCACTACCGCCGAAGACGGCCGGGCTGTGAACGACATGTTCGACCCGACAGCCAACGTCCCGGTGACCGTAATAGTTGTGGCTGTATTTGAGACAATCGGGTACTCAGTGTTTTCATTGGTGCCTTCGTGCATGCGAAGAACACCACCAGCGAAGGCATTGACAGTCATCCCACCTTCTGCGGTGGTCAGCACAGAGCCGGCACCGGGGGCTGAGCCGTCCACACCAGAGTGAGTACCTACGTCCACCACAATGCCGTAACTGCGGTTCGTGGTGCTGTCTACATCAATGCTAAAGGCTTGGTCAAAATAACGGATAACGATCGAAGTAAATGGAGCGTTTGCCGCTACGTTGCCATCGGTATCTTCGATCTTGAGGTCGGAGCCTGTGCTGATAGGGAAGCGATAAGCCTGATAGGTCATCGAGGTTACGCCGATGTCCGACAGTTTGGACTTACCATAGAGCTGGTTGTATTCACGGCAGAATAGTGAGAAGAACGTTCGTCGGTCGTAATCCGATCCTTCTGCATAATTACCGTCGCCATCGTCATCGCGAAGGATCTGGACAGCCTGGTTGATCTGGCCAGTCAACTGCACATTAACAGCAGACCCACCAGTTGATTGCTGGTAATACAATTGATCATTTGTTTCGATAGCGCCCAGGCCAATAATACCGGCCCACATTTGCGTGGTGTTACCACTGGTGTTTTTTACAGCCCAGCCTGCGTCACGAATGAGATATCGTGCAGTGTCATTGAGAAGGTCCCAGCCGTCCACGAACTCGAACTGTTCGTCGGTGATAGGTACCATGGGGAATGGAAAGGCTGCCAAGTTCTTGCTGTTCGGGTCTAGTCTCCATTCCTCTTTCAGGAATGAGTACAGCGACTTAAGCGTAACACCATTGGTGTCTTGCACACCAGTGTTCGACAAATTGCCGACAACGACCAGCTTGATCGTCTTAGTTGTCGTGTTGATGTAGACTTCCTGAGAGCCGTCATCTGCTGCTGAGTCGTCGAGCAAGTCTGGGTCGGTAATCTTGGCCATGCCGCACCTGGGTTGAAGAGCTACGACACTTTAACAAAGCAAAAACACATCTGCTAGGCGAAGCCGAGGCTGAAATTGACCGTCGCCCCGCCCATGTTCGGGTGAAACCCATGCAGAGCCGATCCGGTGACATTCTGGCTTTGCCCGTTAATCATCAATTTACCAGTAAATTCGCCTCTTCCATAGCGCGGCCAACCTATGCCTAGATTGGGCGGGCCAGGGATTATGCAACTGGCCGGGGTCCCGTTGTAAGGGAGCAATCCAGCCAGGAACATGTGACGGACTAGCGGGTCTTTAGGGTTCATCGTGATATCAGCTGTCGCCAAGCCTGCCGCTATAACCCCATTGACTTCCAGGAGCATATTGGGAGAGTCGAAACCAGACACAGGAAAGTCCGGGTCTCCGTTAGGTTTGTAGTAAAAACGATTGCACCGTACGGAGATAGCCCCAGTAATCACCTGGCGAAGCTGACAGGTATCCGTCAATGTTTCCTGGCACAACACAGTGCCTATTTCCGGAGGAAAGCCAAAGAATGGACCTCCGTTGTAAACCACTCGTTTCACAGTGGTCGTTGTCACATTCAAGGTCTTACCAAAGATCGCGTTCTCCAGGCTATAAAGATCTGGCTGCATGCTGATTAGCAAAGGGTCAGCTGTCGCGGGCGAGCTGACTTTGACGTAGTCGTAATACTCATTGGCGATCGCGTCGTTCAACCGAAACGACAAAGAAAGGACCGAGGGGTCCTCACCAGAAGGCGTCACAGTGGTCGTGATGATGTCTGCAGAGGGGTTGAACGGGTCAGGAGGAATAGCTTCTGGAGGCAGCCACGATGGTCTGTCCTCAGAAGTGGACCACGACACCACAATGTAACGAGGAAGCGGATAACGGCAGCGCACCCTGTACGGGTCACCAGTAGGCTCACCAGGCTCGCACGCTGGTTTGTTAGCAACCCCACCAAACCCGCTGATGGCCGTTCTAGTCGTGCAGTGAGCTCGCTTTTCCCTGTCTGTTAGTACTGGCACGCCATCAACCCTAAGGAGGTAGAGTTTCTTCAGTTGTTGCGGTGCTGGGCTCGTATGAAGTAGTTGTCGTTGTTGTAGTTGTAGACGAAGGATCAACAGTAGTGCTGGAATCTCCATCGCAACAGCCAATGGCTGGCAATGGGATATTGAGGTACCGCTCTTGAGAAGACACGACTACGCGATAAACGTCAACTGGTCGGGAAATATCAACAGGGTTGTAGTGTGGAAGGTTCAACGGCCCATTAGTATCAAGTTCGTCTGTTTCTTGAATGAAAGGTGTGCCCCCATTCCGACAAACGTGGGTGATGCCGCCAAATGGGTCCGCCACTGCAATAGGGGGATTACCGTCTTCACACACCAGTCGTGCAACCCTGGTGGTGGCTTCGACGTATTCAGTGGTGGACCTGTCTTCGCTATAAGGTTCGTAGCGAGCCTGGTAAAGAGATTCCTGATACTCTGCTTTGACGTAGCCTAAGACCTCACCAGTAGGAGTGTCCGGGCCTGGGGTTGAGAACTCTGGTACATCGGCGTCGGCCTGGTCAACCAACCTGTGTAGTTCGGTGACCATGATTGTGGTCGGGAGTTTGGGCCAACACTCTAGTGCTCGAGGAGGAAGTGATTCCAGTTTAACCCCAGCAGGAAACTCGACGCGCATGTAATGAACATCGATTCCACCACCTGGTCGGCAAGTGAAATCGACTGGGATGTCCAGCGAGTAAATCAACGACATCTTGTCAGCCACTTAATTCACCTTGGCGAATATCGTAGGGATAAGGTCAATGATCTCGTCTGCGTTGAGGGGAAACGATCCCGGTAACGAGCCATAAGCCTTGTCGGCCATGTAACCGATGGTCGGCTCTCTCAGGCCATTTTCCCAGCCCTTAAAGGCCCAGGCCTGCGTGCAAGTCGTGGAGCGCAGGCCAAAGGCTCCGGAATTAATCAACGTCACCAACCACACCAGCTGACCTGGTCGGATCGTGGTGTTGTTGATCGATACCACCTTGGCTCCTGCGCTGGCTGCGTTGTAGACGCCATTGGCAGCTGTGAGCAGAGCACCTGGGTAATTGCCATTGTCGACATAGATGCCAAGTCGCCCCTCATCCCCCGGGTTGCCGGCGCCCATGACGTGAACAGCCAGATCGGAAAGGACTGCACCGCCAGGAGCTGCGAACGGTACAGCGATGATCTTGTTAGCTGCGTAGTTGTGGTTATTTCCGCCGGCAGCGAAGTTGAGCGGCCCGGCATACCATTGGCCACTGGCAAAAGAGGGCAAGGCTGCTGGACCGGTCGGACCTTGCGCTCCTGTTGCTCCGGTGGCCCCGACGGCACCTGTAGCCCCTGTGGAGCCAACCGGGCCGGGCAGAGGCATGTATTCGCCATACAGCAGGTAAACACCGCCTTGGCCATCTGCGTAGAGTACAGGCTGTTGCACGCCTGAGTCAGGCCGAACAGTGGTCAACGTGCCAGCTACTGTCTGAGACAGGTAGTAGAGCCCGGCAGAAGGGGCTGCGGAGCCGGTCGAGGCAGTCAGGTCGATCTGATCGTAGCCCAGGATTCTTATGGAACATAGCGTGTCGCTATCCTTACTAACGCACACGCCCAAAGATGTGCGTGTTCCCGCCAAGGCCGGCTCAAATCGGCTGGAAGCAGCATTCCAGCCCACCGGAACGCCGACAGCTACTGTGCTGGAGCATGCCTTCCCTTCCAGCAAATTGTCAGAAGCCACCAGGGCGTCTACGACGTTTTTGATGTGCTCGAGGTTGCGCGCCAAATCGGTCAGCGGCCGGTTAAGAACCGAGTGCTGGAGTGGGGACACGTCCTGTGCGGTCAGATAGCGGATGGTGCTATACACTTCCATCTCCAAACGTAATCGGGTAAGCGACGAAGAAAGTGCCAGTCTCAGGCCGAAGGATCTGCTCGCCTACATCAGAGAAGTATGCTCGTTCAATGATGATGTCGCGAGAGCGGTCAGTCCAGTCAGGAGCTGCTACCAACGCAACACCGTAAACTTTGGAGTTGTCTGCATTCGTGAATGGGCGACCTAGCTCTCCCAGTATGGCAGCAGAAGCTGCGACAAAGTCCAAAGTGTTACCTTCGCCTTCCCCGTAGTAGGGGGTGTAGCCAGAGGCAATTCGTAGAGCTGGTTCTCCGATTAGTGGAGCGCGGATAAAGTCGTAATCCGAGGCTAGGTTGTTGAAGTATTCGAGGCCATCGAAGGTGCTGCTGGCAGGAAGGACTGCCGTGTCCCCAGGTAACGCCAGATTTTGGTATTCGATGTAGACGCAATTAATGCGATAGGTGTTGTCACCTCGCATTTGCTTGGCCAAGGCCAGCCCAGATCGAACCGATTTCACATAGGTAGCTGACATTCTAAGCCTCTTGTGCGATGACAGGACTGCCGCCCGCGGACGTCTGGGTACCTAGAGCATAATAGCCACCTTCGACCGACATAGCCAATCCCAGCATTGGTTCTGTGTCTGCTTCCAGAATGACGTCAACAACATGGTCGTCAACGGACATTCGACTGAAAGAGTGGATGGCCTGATGAGCCGGCATGGCGTGACGCCAACGGCTGAGGAACACAGCTCCCTGATAACTGAGTTCCTGCGAGTAATCTAAGTCCACAAGTACTGTGTGGTAACGCAGGACTTCCGAGACAAAAAACTCGTAGGGGTTCAGCTCTGTTGGCAAGTTGTAAGCTGTGGGTTCGCCCACCGGGTTGGGCCGGACATCCAGATAGTTTGCCAGGGTCACGCCACCGGCTACCCCTCGTGTATGCACTTCATCCCAGAACAAGGTTTGATCTTCTTCGCTACCGCCTAGCTCAACAGATACCTTAGTTCGGTCGGCTTGGGATGTGACCAATAGCTCTTTGCGCTCGTTAGGGAAAACAAGCCCACCGTGGTAGCCAGCTCCTAGATCGTGGCTACTGACAGCTAGCCCTGGTAGGTCGGGTACAGCCCCTCTGGCTAAGTCGTACCAGCGAACAGCTGAGCTTAGAGGTTGCCCCAGGCGAAGAGTGTCTCCTGTCGCTACGATGATTTCAGCTTCTTCAGGGTATCGGTATGCCGACTGATCTGTGACTACAAGCCAGCCACGGCGATCGTGCGCAACGTCTTCTACGATCTCACCATCTATCTCGCAAACAGGATGACCGAAGGCTCTGCCAGCCCCGATCTGCATAAAAGAAGCTGCAGGACCGCTACCAAGCCCAAGAAACAACTGTTGCAGGAAAGCCCTGTCTGCTTCCGAACGTGCCTGCATACCGAAGGCAGCTGCCCAGTTCTGTTCAAGAGGGTAAATGCCAGAGCCGGCCTCTGCGAGCCATAGCCGGATGACACTGTTCGAGATCGTGTTGTCTTCTGCCAATTCACTCTCGACAGTAAATCTGCTGTCCAAAAACGGATCTTGGGCGAAAGACAGCCAGAAACTATCGCTCTGCTGTACTATTTCGAAATCGATCCCCCTGAAGAAAAGCGCTTCCCTTAATGACGCCGAGGAACCAATAAACTGTGCGGAAGTCACATCAGCAGGCATGGGGAAACGAATAGTGTTGTCAAACCAACGGACTTTATCCGCCTGGCTGAGCTTAGCCAGTCTTCGCTGCCACTGAAATTCGACATCAGCCTGGTTGGGATCGGCTGATTGCTTGGACGACTCAATCAATCGCCAAGGTTCTACAAACCCAGCAACAAGTCCACGGCACAGCCCCTCGTAGTACTGCTTGTCCTCGGCCAACGTGGCGAAATAAGTACCCAACGCCGGGACCAATGGTCTGGCGTAATCGCGTTCAGATATCTCATCACTTCGATATTTGGTCGTCATACGATAGTCACGCTCGTGTGGTTGGTGTCTGTGTAAAACGCCACCGTGTTGCCACTGACCATCTCCTCAGCTAAGTCCGGCAGCGTGAGTGTGCCGTCTATCGAGTCGATCGCCAGGTACGAGCCATCTGGCTTCTTAATGCGACCTGACAGGGCCAGTACTGAGATCGTGCCCTGTACAGCCAAAGCCTTGCCAATAGCAGTGGAGATGTCCGAAGCGCTAATACCGCCCACGAAGCCAAGGCTAGCAACAAAGTTTATTGCGGCAGATCGGATAGCTGAGGCCGACGGGGCTGTGCTGCCCTTGTAAACCGCAACTCGCAAGCTCAACACCACTTCACAAGGAATGGCAGCTTTCACCAGCACATCCCCGGCCGGGTTGGAGGCAGCCAATCCTCCGAGCAGCTGCTGGAAGGAGTCCACCAATGGCTCATAGTAAATCGTGGCCAAGTAGTTCCTGGAGGTGCCTACCGTTGTCGAGGTGGCATCGAAATTCGTGTCGTCAAACAACACAGTGACATTGGCATACGCAGAATAGGCAGCCTCATCAGCTGTCACCACGTCTGGGACATACCGGTCTGTCTGGTTACGAGGGATGACTACTGCAGCAGGCACGCCCAGGCTGGTTGTTTCAGAGTTAGGAGCAAACGTATTGCCAGACTGGTCATCTTCAGGAACTATGCTCTCCACCCGGTAAACACCCGGGTAAGTCTGGCCATTTAGCGTGAAGCTCCATGTCCCGACAGTGCCAGTCTTACCGGTCAATACCGCAGTAACTGGTACTTGAGCAGAGTAGAGACTTGGGCGAAACTTGCAGTAAACGTCAGTTTTACCGCCATAGGAGACAGGTAGTACTCCTCTGCGATCTCGTCGTTGTTCAGTGTCTCCGTACCCGGCCACCGACACCGCCACCAGACTACTGTAAGTTGCATTCTTGCGAGCGATCGCCTCAAACGAAGAGCGACTGGCCCAAGTCACAATTGAGCTGGCAGCCAGGATGCGAGCAGCTACTTGAGCACTGGTTTCTGCGTCTGCCCCAACTCCAGTCGAGGACAGCACGGAGACTCTGTTTAACCCTGTGATCGTCTTAGACGCCGACAGTGTGGAGTTGGGGAACACATTTCCAGCAGCTCCGGTCAGGCGAGCTGTCATTGGAACAACTACACCCCATTTGCCGTTACCAATCTGAGTCAGAACGTAGTCATTGGGGCTGGACGTGGTGGCACTGGAGGATCTGACACTGATAGACGAAGCAACGGAGAACGTGACACCGTTGAAAGAGAAAACATCACTGGTAGCCAGGCCGAAAGGGACTGAGCTGTTCATGATGAACAAAACGCTGATCTGGTTGGCTACAGCTGCCCGACGAGTAACACCGAATCTTGCCGCAACCTGGTCAACCTGCTCATCGCTGGCGGTACCAGCCTGGACAGCAGCCAATGTCGCTGTTGCCAGGTCAGTAGTCAGGTTCTTAATAGTCCCCGCAAACAGCAAGCCATGCAGATAAGGAATCAGCCGGCGAGCAGCCTGGGCATTGAAATCAATGTCAGGAGCGAACTCTGTCACCCGCTCAGTCAAGAGGTCGACCGACTGATCGACTTCATCCTGAGAAAGGTTCTTCAGGCTCGGCAGTTGGTAAAGATCAACCATCGTTGAGTCCGAAAGTAAAGGTGCGCTGCAGGTAGACTGGTTGCGAGTTCGTTTGTATCTGGATCGTCAGGATCACTTCACCTGGTGTAGAAGTCCGACTGACTCCCATTAAACTAGCATCTCGGTAACGACTATTCACTCCCGACATGATGGTTCTTAGGCCAGGTCGGGACATGTTGAACGCCTGGGCTACCTCGCTATTGCTGGGAGTGTTGGACCCGGAAGACAGTAGCCTGGTGATGGGTAGGTTGGGGGATTTTGGCGTGTAAGGTGCCTGCGTACCGTAATTCAGCAGGGCCAACAAGAAATCCTGAACGATGGCGTCATCCCCGGAGACGAGGCCGTTATACGACACGGTGTCAGGGAGTATGAGGATATCTTTGGCCACATTACTTCCCGTAATTGAGTATTTGGCTGGTGTAGTTTAAGACTACTCCGAATATGCCAGACGAGTTCTCATCGTCCAGGCCATGCCCTTTCCGGCGAGCCGCGGCGAAGCACTCTGCCATGATCGGAGTCGCATGCCTAGCCCGAAAGGCTCTCTCCCGTTGAGAAAGCCAGGCAGCCTGAGTTTTGATCGCGGCCAACTGGGCCATTGTTCCTCGTTTAGCTTCTTCGAGAAGTTCTTCCGGAGGAACGTCATCAGCGGGAGGTTCCTCACTGTCGGGGTCGTCTAGGATTGCATTGGCGATAACATCGACGTAATCTTTCTCCAGGTCGGCCCGGGAAAAGGCATCCGCCATAGTCGTGAAATCGAAAAGGTCACCCTGCCAGCCGGTCTCAGGGATTGGCGGCAACGACCATATCCCGCCGCGACCAGTCTTGTGCTGCTGGTACATTTCGCGACTGACATCAGTCAGGCTCTTCAGATTGTCAATAAAAATAGGGTCCAGCGCGTCTATCATCATGTCCTCAAGCTGTAGTACGAATCCAACTGTTGCTGGAGTGCCGCTTTACGCTGGCTCACAGCTGAAGGCGAGATCTTTAGTCGAGCGGCGATGCCTGTGTTGTCCAGCACCGGCTTACCTGCGAGGCCTAGTGTATGTTCAAGGATGACTTTGTCGGGCTCAGAGGCACTGTGGTAAATCATGTCCCGCCAAGCATCGACAGCCTCTCTGCCCTGCTCTACCGCAGGCAGCCCTGGAGAATCCTCGCCCAGGTCCTGGTAGAAACGCCCTTCGTTGATGGTATTGGGCAGCCTACGGATGCGTTCAATATCTCGCGTAGCTAGCCCTGAGTGTTGGCGAAGCTCGTCATCGGAAGGATCTCGCCCGTTCTCCGATCGGAAATTATTGTGTGCCCGGTCCAGCTGCTTCTTCTGCAGCAGCAACCTCTCAGGCATAGAGATCACCATCCCTTCCCGGCTCGCGTATCGCTTGAGCCCCTGCATGCCGTTAAAGACGTGGGTAGGAAGAGAAGCCCCGGAGCTGGGGTCGTAGGAGCGAGCATGGTCTAATGCCAACATCTTGGCACGACTGACGATCGTTGGTGAGGCGTTATGCCCTACGTGAGCAGCTATGCCCTTTTGAATGGTCGGGCGAAGGCGATTGAGCAGAGTCGACGTGTTGTCGAGATTTGGATCTCTCAGCCAGGTTTTATGCACATCCGCCAGACTTACTGGCGAAACTCCGGCAGATTGATCAAGGGGGCTCCGGTCCATGTATTTTCCCACAACGGGTGTTCGTCATCGGCAAAGGCTTCGTCGTCATTTTCCTGAAACGACCGAAGGTAAGCAAGGTGAAAGACGGTTTGAGCCATAGGCTGGCTGCCGCTGATATCAATTTCCCAGCTCACCCGGGCGACACGCGCGATATAGCCTTCGGCTCGATCCTCGCCTCGAGACTCAAGCAAAGCCGCTACCAGCTTGTCTGGAGAAGAGTGGATGCGGATGGAAGAACCCGGGCAGATGTCGAATCGTAGCGCTGTGGAAATGACTCCTTGCCGCCATCGGGTGGCTTCCTGAAGGTAGGTAGCCTTCGCCAAGGCGTTCGCCAGGGCCACAGCAGACTTGGCCTTATCCTCAACTGTCTTTGCTACTGGCTCTTCCCCTTCCTTGAGCTTTGGCCCTTTTGGGTTTTGAGCTAGCGGTACCTTTCCGTCTTTACGGGCAGTCTGCCCGGACATGCCTTGTAGAATGGGGTCATTTATCCAGGCCGGAGCCTCAACGTATATCGTCATGCCTTCCAGTGAAGCATTCGTGGCTGAGGCTTTCGGCTCGTAATAGCCCATCACCTGTCGTTTGCTGTTCTGAGGGGCACCTGGCTGTTTCTTAGCGTCCATCCCAGTCAAGGTGCCGAAAGTCCCAATAACAGCTACAGCACGGATAGGCCGGCGAGACTGAAACGTCTGCGGCATGGAGTCAAATTCATCTTCTTGAATGATCGTCCAGCTTCGACTATTCCACGGGATGTAGGGGACCGTCAGGGCTCTGTCCGCCAATGGAATAATGGAAAACATGAACTGAGCCGCCCAGCCGGCTACGAGCTTCTCCCACATCGTGCCGCCCAGGAAAGAAGGGCTGTAAGCAGCCATGGCAAACTGACTGCGAAACCGTTGAAGGATCTGCGGATAAGCGATCAGATCAGACCTCAGCTTCAGCTGTTGCCCCAACTCGTAGAACGAAAACCCTAAGTCTTCGTCAAAGATTGGTTCAAACTTAGCCAGTGCTCTCTGCATCAGCTCATTGGTGCGCTTCTCTTTGCTTGGTTGCTGGTCGCTCCCGACAAACCGTTGTATCTGTTGCCAGTTGAACAATCGCTCGGAAGAGATTGCCTCCAGGAATGGCCGCAAGCCGGATAATCCTTCGTTATCCCACAAGTCTTGAGCCAGGCTGTTCGAGTCAAGAAATGCCAGAGCCTTGTTAACTGCAGTGCCGCCAACAACGACTCTGTCTTCCCGTGTGCCGCTAGTGATGGCAGCGTTGAACAAGAAGTCGGCAGGGGTTGTGGGGTGGACTGCTTCGCTATAAGGACTGCTGAAGTCGAGGTCTGACAACCAGTGTGTAAGCTGCAGGTGCACGGAATTGGAGCCTCTCGCTACATCTGGGGAGATGTTGGAGATCCAACCTTCAAACACTGTGAACCAATCCTCCGGCCAATCGTGGACAGTGGTGCCTTTGCTGTCTTCTCGCTTGATCTTCAGGTCTACTTGTGCGCGGGATGGCAGACGTAGCAGTCTTCCTTTGACGTGAATTGGAGACAGGCCATCGAAGGAAGCCGGGTAGACGACGTCTCGGCCTGTTGCCACGCTAACCGAACAAAAAGGAATGGCGTTCTCTTCGCTGTTACAACGCACAGATTGCACGGGAATAGTAATCTCTTCCGGTACGCCCAGGTGCGCCCCTACTTCGACTTTCAGTCGCACGTTAATTCGTAGCTTGTCATACTTGGTCATTGTGCAGTAGCCCCTGCCGTTTCCATGTGCTGGGCAGTCATCAATACGATAGCCGCAGTCTGTCGGAACAGGTCCTCAGGGTCTGACCACGCATCTCGGTATACCGAGTTAGTGAAAAACCGGCTTTGGTTCGCCCCTAAAAAACCAAGCGCAGCTAACGTGGCAGGTAAGTCAAACAGCTTGTCAGCTTCCGCGATCGCCGAGCCGTACACAGCGGAACCATCTGGTTCGTAGGTGATACGCGGATCAGTGGCAGTCAAATACGCCGACAATGGCCCGGCGTGAACTATCGCCAACAAAGCAGCTACTCGGACATTCACGGAGTCTCTGGAGGGATTAGTGCCAAACAGAGTCCGTCGCACTCTTCGCAGTTCAACAGACATGCTGTTCTCTGGCACAGGAACGAATGCAGAAGGAATGTACTCATCCCCATCCTCGATACCGGCCAGAGGTGGCAGGTTAGCCAGCAAAGTTCTGACGTGGTTGACCAAAGGACACCTACGGGAGCAAGGAGTTTGCAAACGCTACCTGGTTGGTAATAGCGTACGGGTAATCCACAGGTAAGAAACCTTCTTGGCCTGGGGAAGGAGGCGGTAAAGGCTCTCCAGGATCATCAGGATCTTCTGGAGGATCAACAGGTTCTTCCGGTGGCACTTCCACAATGTTCTCTGGCATGGGGTAGACGAACTTCATGCTGAACTGGCCTACCTGAAGCTGTGGGTCTACAGCAGACACCTGGCACTCCGCCAGGAATGCGTCGTAGATCATTGGTCGCATGAATCCGCCAATAGTCACCAGAATCGATTCATACCGTGAGCTGATGCGGTGTTGCCGGTAGTACATGGAGATGAGTTCAAATCCAGAGTAATCCGGCTGCCCCTCTTGGGAGAAATTGGAGTTACAGCCACCACCGGCAAACATGCCAGAGATGGAGAGCATGCCCGGGTTGTCACCGAAAACATTGATATACCACTTGTCGTTAAACATCGTTCGCAGCTGGTAGAGCGAGCTCTCTACTGTCTGCATGGAGGTAACAAGGGCCAACCGGTTCTCAAAGTTGAATGTGAAACGGGGGTCGTACTCATCCCACATGGTGAAGCCCAGCAGGACTGCATCAGAAGGCATTCGAATGATCATGCCGGCGCTGCTGAACAAGTTCATTATTTGCTCCCCAAGCCTTCGCCCTTACCACTACCCTGCAGAGTGAGAGTACCATCTTTTTCCTGTTTCAGCGTACCAGTTAATTCAACATGGAGTGTTGGCTTACCGGGGCCGTCGCCACTACGGGACTTCGTCAGTGCGGATTTTGCTGCCAAGGCACTACCCATCATCCCTACGCCAGGGATGCTGCCAGCAGCTGACATCAGGCTTGCGGCGTCGACATTCATAGCGTCCATACTGACCAGAGAATCTCCAAGATCGATACCCTGGGCTTTCAAGGCACTGCGAAGTTGGCCGAAGTGTGCCCCCAACTGTTTAACCGCATTGGGATCGCCACCATCCCGAACGGACTGCAGAGTGGAGTTAATAAGATCTTGAATCGTCTTACCGCCCGCACCTTTTGTCCCAAGGGCGGCACTGATCTTACCCTTGTCCACCCCACCCATGACTTGCGATAGCACAGCACCAACATCAGCTTTGCCGTCCAGATTCTGCAAAGCATCTGTCAGACGTTGAGAGAAGCTGTAACGGCCCAGGTCGCCCAGGGCAGTAGAGATATCAGCAGTGATCCGGTTTGAACGAGTACGAGCCGAGCCTTGAGCATCCAAGTCAGGGCTGAAGAGCTGAAGTGCACCAGGCAGATCGTAACCAGTGAACTGGCTCATCGCCCCACTGATACCTGCCAGAAGTCTGGGAGCTGTTCCCTGTGCCCTACGTCGGGCTTCGGCAATGCCCATCCCGCCCACGGTAGACGCGCTCTCAGCTGCCAACCGCTCTATTTCAGCAGCTTGTTGCTGCGGGGTCATACCAGCGAAAGCTCCACCATTCTTGAATAGTCGTTCAATAAGGCCGCCGCCAACAGCCAGACGACCTTCCGCCCCGCCAATGCCAAAAATGTCCCCAATGTCGCCACCAATGAAGCCAGAAGCCATCTGGGTGGCTTCCGCCAGCTGTAGCCTGCGGGTCAATGGTGCTGTTGTTGCCCCGTATCTGCGGGCCACTTCGGGGTTCATTGCAGCAGAGTTGAAGCTGTTGATGTTGCCACCAGCTCCGGTGTAGATGTCTCTAAGGTTCTGGCCCTGCAATGCCTGGAACACGCTCTTCCCGCCGGCGTAAGTAGTTGCTCCAGAGCGTACCGCCCCGACCAGTTGAGAAAACTCACTGTTAGGAGCCAAACCAGCCGAGGAGTCCGCCAGGAACAAGGCCACCTGGGCCATCTGCCCGGACGGACTATTTAGTCCGGAGGCCTCCAGCTGAGCTGAGGCATTTGCCAGAGTCCTCGGGTCCATCTTGCCGTAGAACGGGCTAGCAAACACCGAGCTGCTACCTGCAGCGTAGTTAACTGCGCGCTGGGTCATGGCCATGGCATCGCGAGGGTCACCTCCCACGCTAGCGAGCATGGCAGCGTTCTGGCCTACCATCTGGGAAATCTGAGGCAGGCTGATCTTGCCTGTCAGCGTGGCCTGCTGCAGATTGCGGAACATACTTTCAACCGTGTTGGCCCCGTAGCGGTACTCAGCCCCCTGGCCCAACTGGTCGAGAGCAGCCAACAACTGTGGAATCGGTGCATTAGGTTGGCCATTAGCCCCAAACAGGTCGCTGATCGCGGTAATGACTTTCGTCATCCCCTTGATCTGGTTTGCTTGCTCGGACACGCCACGCAGGCCTATTTGCCCGGAACCGGTGGCCCCCAGCAAACCTCCGCCCAGGTTACCACCAGCAGCTCCAGCAGTCTCCAGAGCTTGAAACGCCCCGCGACTTGCCCCGGCTTGGAAAGGGTTGTCACTCATCAGCCCGCGGGCCAGCAACTCATTGGCCAGCAACCCTGCACGACCGGCTCCGAGGCCTCGCATCTGCATGGTGGCTGCGTCGCTTCCGTACAACTGTTGGTACATCATGTTCGACATGCGACTGATGTCACCACCCTGCATACCCATGGCCCCGGAAGTCGGGTCAAACATGAATCTGCCGGCATTGGCCAGCTGGCTAGCCATGACGACCTGGCTACCTCGCGGCCCCATGGCCATATCGACGGCTTCTGGCATCATCATGCCCAGGATAGGTAATGTGCTACCTATCCACTTCGAAGCCTGCATCGCCCGACCTTCTAAACGACTCCAGTCTGCCCCGGTGGCAGCGGCAATACTGCG